AGCACCCTCCCCGGCGGTCCTCTACTTAGTCGACATTGGGGTCCCTCCCCCAGGGGTGGGCGTGACTCTCCGTGACCGGCGCCCGAGCCCGTCAGCCGTGCTGCTCGCGGTTAACCAGCAGTCCCGCCACGTTGATCCACGAATCGGCCAGCTTCTCCAGCCGCTCCATCAACGCCAGATCAGTGATCAGCTCTGCGTTGTGCAGCAGCCGCGCCGCGTTGGCCAGAGCACTGTCCACCGTGAGCGGTGCCGCGGTGTCCTGTTGGCCCATCACGCCTCGCTCAGCTCTCGCCCATCCAAGCTGGGGTGCGTGTACACCCAGCCGTTGCTGCCGTCGTCACGCATCACTGGTTCCACGCGTGGTCCGCAGACGCAGTCGGGGGTGTCGGTGTGCTCGACCAGGTCGGCGGCCGGCATGACGTGGATGTCGCTCATCGTGTCGCACCGCACCAGGTGCAGCGTTCGTGGCGGTGCCCGTCGGGATAGGACGTCCTCCACGTGTGAAGGCCGAGGGCGTGAAGCGCGCGGGCCTTCAGCGTGTAGGTCACGTAGATCAGGTAGTCGCGGAGTCTGGGCTTCTCAAGCGCGCCGATGCACTCGCGGCGGTAGCGGAGATATCCGATCATCGGGCGTGCCACCCTCCTGGCCGTTCCTGCGAGGTCCACCAGCCGTGGCATGTGGTGCAGAGTCCACGGCCGTGGTTGGGGTTGTTGGGGTCGAGGCCGAGCGCGACGAGGTCCCGCCTGCTGTGCGGGTGGTGGTCGGCGACGGTGGACGCAGCGAGCCCGCCGCAGTGGTCGCGGTGGTCGTCGGTGCAGCGGCAGATCGGATCCCGGCGGAGCACGGCGGCACGGAAGCCAGTGCGGTGCTTGTGGCCGTAGCCGCGCTGTGATGCGGTACCGCGCTGGCGTTCGGCGTCACGCTTGCAGTCCTCGCACCGTCCACTCGCGACGATCTCAGGACAGCTAGGAGTCGAGCAGGTCTTTTGGGCACGAGGCATGGCTGCTCCTGCCAACGGTAAGCTTGCGTCATTGCCCGACCGGGATCGGCGAACCTCCCCTGCGGTGTGGGCTGCCGCAGTACAAGACCCGGAAGCCTCACGGCCTTCAGCTGGAGGCTTCCGGCTTTGAGTTGCGGTGGCCGGATTCGAACCGGCGATCTCGGACTTATGAGGCCCGCGAGGACGACCCGCTCCTCTACACCGCTACGAGCTGTAAGTTTCTGGTGCCGCCACGTCCGAAGGTGCCGCGGCGGCGGTTGTTGCGGGTCTCAGCTTCGATCTTAAGCACGTCGCCCAATCGGACTAGGCCGTCTTCGCCACGCTTCAGGCGGCCACGGTCGTACCAGTCTTTGATCAGCTGCCGGGAGAGGTCGAGCAGGCGGGCGGCTTGGGCGGGGGTGATTCGGGCGTCCAGGTCGTACATGCTCACCCCCGGACAGCAGAAAAGCCCGGCCACAGGGGTCGGGCTTCCGTTTTTGGGCAGAGCTTCGCTGGACTCCAGCGTAAAGGGTGAACGGATCTTCTGCAAATCAGGGGTCGCGGCGTGTCGCCGAGGTGATGCCGTCCAGGTCGCAGACCTCAATCGGATAGACGCGGAAATGCGGCACCCACGACGGCAGGGTGGCGCCGAAGACCTCGGCCACCTGCTCGGCGTTCCATAGGGTTCGCCAGGTCGCCCAGTCTGCGGCCACATGCTTGCAGCGTTTACGGATCTCGCCGGGTGTGGTGCCGATGTAGCGGGCCAGGCTGTCCCGGTCCATCAGCGTCAAGGAGCCGTGGAATCGGACGATCGCGGGCTGCGTCACGTCCCCGCCTCGATCCCATAGCCCTTGGCGAGGGCACGCAGGGTTGGGCACGGGCGGTCTGGATCGTTGACGTCCCCGCCGCATTGCGGGCACCAGATGAATTTAGTGCCAGCCGGCGTTGACCTAACGACGTTATCGTGTAGTTCCAGGATCTCCCGGTGTGCGGCTACCTGGTGCAGCACCCGGGCAGGATCATGGCGGGCCATGTGCTCGGCGTTCGGGATGAACACTTCGTGTGCCACCGACCAGTAGTGCCCACCCCTGTCCTCGGCGATGTGGCAGCGGTTCGGTTCGTTGTGGGTCTCGGAGTTGTGGTGCTCGGTCATCCACACTCCGGGGTCGACCGCGTCGGCGTGCAACGCGTCCCGAGCGATCCGCTCGTCTTCGTCTATCGCGGCGCGGATCGCCACCACCAGATCGCTCATGCCTCACGCTCCAGGCACTCCGGACAGTCCACAGGCCCACGGCCGGGCACCTCGCGAAGTCCGGGATACGGGCAGGCACGCCCTCCGCAGCGGGTGAGCATCTGCCCCATGGCGCCACCCTCCCATACGGCCACCGCATGATTGAGTCCGTCGTACATGGTCGGCGGGGCATCGGTGGGCAGGGTGATCTCGGCACCCGTGTGGCACCACCAGCGGTAGACATCGGTCATGCCGCCATCCTCCTGCTCGCTTGCCATCCGCCGTTGCCGGCCGACCCGGACCGTATCCGCAGCGGCCGCTCAGCCTCGGGTACCTCCAGTTCGCCGTCTTCGAGCCGTTCCCGTGTGTCGGCGTCGAGCAGCCCAACCCACTCCCGATAGTCCCGCTCGCTGTAGTTCAAGCCGCAGGATCCGCATGAGACGAGCAGTCCATCCCGGTAGAGGCTCATCCGGTCGCAGGACCGGCAGGGCACCCCGTGACACAGCTCCCGTTTGGCGTCGACGAGGCCGAGGACACCACGCATCGCGTTGCGGAGTTCCCGGATCTCGTCGGCGGCCTCGTCGATGGCCAGGAACCGATCGCAGGCGTCGTCGAGGCGCTTGGCCAGCCAGTCGACCATGATCGGCACGGTGGGGAGCGGCAGGTGCTGGTCGGGGCAGAGCGCGTCCCGCCAGGTGCGGACGAGGCTGTCCAGGATCGTGGCGGTGGACAGCGTGCCCACCTGGTCCGGATCGAGGCCGAGAACACCGCGAGCGTGCAGTGCCCGGCTGGCTGGGCGGGTGGCGGTGGACAGGTCGAGCTGGTCCAGGTTTACCGGTGCGGCTTGTTCGCGGCTGCCGGAGATGCGGGCCTGTCGGCTGACCGTCACCGGTCCTGCGGGCAGGAGGCAGGCGATTCGGTCGGTGCTTTCCTCCTCCACCCACGCCCATGCTGGCGACCGGGTGGGGTCGGTGGTGGGGATGGGCCGGCGCCGCTTCGGCATCCACGGACCCCGCTCCACCGTCGGACTGTCGTGAGTGGACAGCTCGGCGTGGAGGGTGCCGATCTCGGCGAGTTCGGCTGCGAGCCGGACCCGGCAGGAGGTGCACACCATAGGCCGTTCGGTGTGGCGGGGTTGGCAGCCCCGGCAGCGGCCACCGGTGCAGTCGTCGGAGTGCTGGCCGATGTCCCGGCAGCCGGGGATCACACAGAGACGGGTGGTCATGAAACTTCCTTGTTACTCGCGGGTACAGGTGAGGAGTTTTCCGAGGTCAATACCGGTAATTGCCTCATCGCCTCGCCCTCCTGCGCCGGGCCTGCTGGCGGACCCGGTACTGGTGGCGGACGTGGCGCATGTGGTCAGATGTCCGCAGCGCTCGCCGTAGAGCCCGGATGACAGCCCAGCGGGCACGGCGGGCCGACCCGACGTAGCCGGCGATCTCGGCCCGCAGGGTCAGGCGGATCGTTAAGGGTTCGGGCCAGTCGACCGCGAAGGCCCGCCTGATCCGCTCCAGCGTCTCGTCGCCAGTGCCGCCCAGCACGTGCATAGGAACGCCTGCCCGTGCTGCGATCTCCTCCACCAACGAGTCCACAGCGTCGGTCCACGCCCGCTCGTCGATGTATGCCGCCGATGTGTCAGCGGCTCCGTCGAAGCCGACAACGCAGCGTTGCTGGTATACCCCAAACTCGGCCAGCATCACGGCCTCATTGATAAGCCGCTGCATTGACCAATGTCGCTCGATCGCCACGTCGTCCACATAGGGGGCGAGATCGGCCCACCGTTCGGTGTGACGCGGGTCGGTCCCTGCCGGTGCCCACGCCACACGGGTGGCAACCGGGGCGACGGGCGCAGGCTCCTCGGCCAGCGGGTCGTCTGGTGTCCAGCGCATCGCGTCTCGGCTGACCTGGTAGTCGCCCAGGGCGCCGTCTATGAGGCTCAGAATGTCGGTCATGGCGTGACCTCGATGATTCGCCCATCATCGGTGAGGCACAGCAAGCCAGATCTGATGTCGTGGACGTGCCCGCCAGCCGCGCCGGTCAGCTCCTTCAGCTGCGTGACGGCGGTGTGCATGTCGCATTCGCTGAAGTGCGTGACGCCGCCAATCAGCAGCACCCCGCCCGGTTCCAGGCGGACCGTGATGGTCTGCTCGGCCCACAGCTTCAACAGCAGCTCGAGTTTGGCTTCGGCGGTCAAGGCGGTCACAGGCATATGCACTTCCCTATGGCTCGCAAGCAGCCGTGACAGCGGATGGTGTACCCGTCGGCGTCGTAAGTGCCGAGGTAGGTCTTCCACTTGCCGCAGGGGCATTCGGGCAGTGCACCGCGACGGGCTAAGGCGTTAGCCAGTTCGGCCGTGGAGTAGCGGTCGAGGTCGGTCACGATGTGGGCTCCTCTCCGAGCAGGGCGCGGATTTGGGCGTTGACTCGGCGTGCCGTCGCATCCGGGTAGGGCTCCACGTCCACATAGGACCGTCCAGCGGAGACGTAGGAGACGACCGGGAGCGCTGCGCGCAACAGATCCTCCAGCCGCTCCTCGTACGTTGAGCGGCGGTAGCCGGGCCGCACCGGGCGGGAGACGAGTTCCTGCTCCCACTCGACCAGCTCGCCTGGAGCGGGGTCGCGAAGGAACGCCTCGACGAGGCCGAGCGGGTCGTGGACAGACGATCCGTCCATCTGGTCGGTCACGGCCGTTCCCCTTCCGTCTGCTGTGCGGCGTCAGCGGCCACGATCTCCTCGAACGCCTCGTCGGTGACCATCCGCGACATGGCCCGGTGAAGCTCCTGGCGGAACTCGCCAGCACGGGTGCGTCCGCGGACGAGCTGGTTGGAGTCCAGCTCGAGGACGTCGTTGACGCGTTCCGGGTCGCCGCCCACAGTCACCTCGACGGTGAGTCCGCGTTGCATCAGTCCGCGGAGCAGATCGCGCCATCCGACCCGGACGGTGGTGCGTCCGAAGGGGTCGTCGACTGGGCGCTGGAAGCCGACCGGGCGGCCGTCGATGGTGGTGGTGACCCAGTAGGCGGGGCCGGTTTCGCGGCTGTCGTAGGTGGGTGTGATCGAGGGGTGGGTCACGGCTGGGTCTCCCTGGGGGTGTTAGCGGCAGCCAGGAGCAGATCTCCATGGCACGGGGCGTTGACGGCACAGAAGCAGGCGAGGTCTTTGCCAGCCAGTTCACGCCGGGCCTGCGCCACCAGTTCCGGATGGTGGTCGAGGTGGTCCCGATAGAGGGTGAGCAGCAGCCGGTCAGCACTGTCTCGTGATGGGATAGGGCCGACGGGCGGCTGGGTGGCGTGGACGATCAACCAGCCGTCCTCGGCCTGAGTGATCCGCCAAGGGTTGCCGTAGCGGGTGGGGCGACCGATGTAGCGGGCTCCCTCGGGCATGCGCCAGCCGCGGGTGCGGCGGCGTTGGATGCGCTCAGGCATTGGTCCACCACCTCAGCGCGGCGCGGGTCTCCTCGCTGGTGGTCTCGCCGTCGTCGGCGTACATCCGCGTCCAGTGCCGTTCGACGGCAGCGGCCGCCGCTTCCTTGGCCGGGGTAGCCATCTTCTCGGTCAGGAACAGCCAGTTGCCGTGCAACCAGACCTCGAACATCGCCTCGCCCAAGGCGGCCAGTGATGCCCCGTCCGGTGTCGTCATTGGGCAGTGGAAGCCCGAACCGGCGTCCCGGGTACCCGAGCCTGGGATGACTCGCGGTGAAGGCTGTACGGGGCTCTGGGAGGTCATCGAGTTGCCTCCGGACCTTCGGTAGGCGGGAACGGGTCGAGTTCGATCAACGCCGACCGACCGGTCGGGTACCGCTCGTTGGCCCACGACTGCGGCTGGATTTGGAAGTCGATCGGCAGCCCGGTCATTTGCTGGCCGAGCGCGGAGAAGGCGAGGGTGACCGCGGCGAGCCGCTTGTTGACCTGTGCGCTTTGCGGGGTGCCGAACTGCTGCTCGAACTCGCCGTCCGGCAGGATCAGGCGCACGTCCACGTCGCGCCAGTCTTTGCGGTCGAGGGAGCTGCCGACGTGGTACGGGACGTGGCCGAAGTAGTCGGCCACGATCACGCCGAACTTGGTCAGCCAGATCCCCGCGGGCATGCCGGTGCTCACCGCACAGCCTCCGATCTTGAGGTGAGGGTGCGGGACACCTCAGCCGCCCCCTCCGGCAAGGTCCACGCGCCAGTGACCGTCACAACATCCCGATACCGGATCACTCCCGGAGGGCCGGGCGGATCCCACCTGGCAGGAGAGGCGGCCAGTGCGGTCGCCAGCTCGGCTTGCGGGCCGACGCTCCGATAGCTACGCCCGCCGTTCGGATAGGTCAGCTCCACCTCGTACTCGCGGACCACAGCGACGCTCGCGGTGTGGCCATCCGGGATCTGCCAGAACATCTCGTACTGGGTCGGCTTCAGCGCGGCGGCTGGGGTGGTGTCGGGGGTCTCGGTCACCGGCTTGCCCGTTCGTCGGCGCGCGTAAGGCGCATGAACTTGACCGCAGCCGGGACAAGCCCAGCCAGATAGGTGCGGCGGGCCCTCCAGCGGCCCGCGCCACGATCGCAGCCGAGGTACGACCACGAGCTGCGGAGGAACCAGAACAGCGCCCCCATGGGACTTTCCTTGATCGAGATGGCTCGGTCGGGGGTCTCGGTCACCGGGACACCGCCTCAGCGGTGTCCGAAGGCGTCTCAGGCCCGAAGCGGGAAGCGACCTCAGCCTCGGTCAGGGCACGGTTCGACTCGCTGTCGAAGTTGAACCGCGCCAGCCCGGCCGCTGCGGCGAACGCCTCCGGACGCACGATCTGAGTCATGGGGTCCTGGAGGATGGCCACCGCCAGCTCCACCCAGTGGTCCCATCTGCCCTCGGCGTTGCTGTTGTCGTTGCGGGGACTCCAGGACACGAACCAGTCGCCCATCCATGGTGCCCACCGGACGCCACAGCGCCTCGCTGCGTCGATCACGGGTACTTCTTCGTAGTCGCTCATAGCCATTGGGGCCTCCTTGATTGGCGGGCAGACGGTCAGCGGGTCTTGACGACGGCCACGGCCGCCACGATCGCGAGGATCAGCACGACGATCCCGGCGCTGATCCACAGCGGCGACAGCACCCACCACCAGGACCAGTCGATGACGTGGGTGGGGGTGCCGGTGGTTTCGATTGTCAAGTCGGTCATGGCGGGGTGTCTCCGTTCAGTCTTCGAGGAGGGCGGGAGGGCGGTCAGGGGCCATCTCCCGCAGCAGGTCAAGCACGACGGTGACCTGCTTCTCCAGGTCGGCGTCGATTTCGGCGAGAGGGCGGGGTGGGATGTACTTGTAGAAGTGGCGAGTGAAGGGGATCTCGTAGCCGGTCTTGGTCTTGGTCCAGTCGATCCAGGCGTCGGGGACGTGGGGCTTCACCTCGGCGTCGAAGTACGCCTGGATGACCTCGTCCTTGCCGGCTGCGCCGACGGCCGAGCCGCCGTAGGTGAACGGGACGTTCTCGGTGTCGCGCTCCTTCGGGTCCGGCTTGGGCTTGCCGTTGCGGTCGACGACAGGGTTGCCGGACTCGTCGACGAGGGGGCGTTCAACGGTGATGGTCCAGTAGCCGAACTCGTCGGTGCGCAGGATCTTGGAGCAGTCCGGGTCGGCGTCGGTGAAGTCGTCGTACAGCCGGAGGATCTTGGCGCGGTCGGTGTCGCTGATCTCGCGACCCTTGGAGCCGAGGTTCTTGCGCATCTTGGTCCAGAACGACGTGCCATCGATGAGCTGGACCAGGCCTCTGCGGTCAGGGTGCTTGGCGTTGTCGAGGACCCAGAGGTACGTCGCAATGGCCGTGTTGAAGAACATGCCGGTCGGCAGCGCGACTATCGCGTCGACCAGGTCGTTCTCCAGGAGCCACTTGCGGATGTTGGAGGGCCCAGACTCGGCGGCGCCGTTGAACAGCGGCGAGCCGTTCATCACGATCCCGGCACGGCCGCCGCCGTCCTCCGGTGCTCGCATCTTCGCGACCAGGTGGAGCAGGAACAGCATCTGCCCGTCGGAGGTCGCCGGGAGGCCAGGGGCGAACCGTCCGTAGGGACCGGCGGAGTCGCGTTCGGCGGTGATGGCCTTGGCGTATTGCTTCCAGTCGACGCCGTACGGCGGATTGGACATGCAGAAGTCGAATCGGCGGCCCTTGAACGCGTCGTCGGTCAGCGTGTTGCCGAAGGCGATGTTGGACGGGTCGTGGCCTTTGACCAGCAGATCCGATTTGCAGATCGCATAGGACTGGGGGTTGAACTCCTGCCCGTACAGGCTCAGCCTCACGCCAGGCTTATGTGCGTGCAGATGTTCCTCGGCCAGGGCCAGCATGCCGCCCGTGCCTGCGGTCGGGTCGTAGACCGTGCGGGTACCTGGCTCGGCCAGATCCTCGCCGGCAAACAGCAGGTCGACGAGCAGCCGGATCGCGTCCCGCGGCGTGTAGTGGTCACCGGAGGTTTCGTTCGCGGCCTCGTTGAACTTGCGGATGATGTACTCGAACGCATCGCCCATGTCGGCATTGGACACGACGTCCGGATGCAGGTCGACACTGCTGAAGGCGGTGACGACCTGGCGCAGCAGGCACGCCTTCTCCAGCGCGGCGATCTCCTTGTTGAAGTCGAAATACTGGAACACGTCGACCTCAGGCGGGAGCCGGTCGAGGTAGCCGGTCAGCCTGTCGGCCAGGCCGTCGCCGCCAGCCAACAGCTCGGCGAACGCGTTGTGGCCGAGGGTGCAGTCGAGGCGGCGCAGGATCGTGAACGGCAGGACCACATTGCCGTACTGGTTCGGCCGGTAGAAGCCGCGCAGCACCTCGCCGACCGACCAGATGAACCCGCCGAGGGCGCTCATCACGGCGTCTTGTTCTTCAGCCGGGCGTGCTCGAAGTCGGCATGGGCGACGACGACGCCGGTGGGGCCATTGCGGTGCTTGGCTAAGATCAGATCGATCTCGTTGCCACGCGGAGTCTTCGCGTTGTAGTACTGCTCCCGGTAGAGCAGGATCACGATGTCGGCATCCTGCTCTACCGCGCCGGATTCGCGCAGGTCGGCCAGGTGTGGGCGCTTGTCGGCGCGCTGCTCGGAGAGCCGGTTCAGTTGGGCGGCGGCGACGACGGGGCAGCCGAGCTCCTTGGCCAACAACTTGAGCCCGCGGCTGATCTCGGCCACCTCCTGCTGTCGGTTCTCGACCTTGCGGCCCATGGTCATCAGCTGGAGGTAGTCGACGACGACTAGCGCCAGCGGGGTGCGGGCGTGTGCGCGGCGGGCGCGGGACACGATGTCGGGCAGGCTCAGCGGGGCGGAGTCGTCGATGTAGAGCGGGGCGTGGGATATGCGTCCGCTGACCGCAGAGACGGTGTCCCAGTCGCGCTGGGACAGCTGGCCCATGGTGATGGCGGCCAGGGGGATGCCGGCGTGGGCGGAGATGAGCCGGTTGAAGACTTCGTTGCGGGACATCTCCAGCGAGAAGATCGCGGCCGGGCGGTTGCTCAGTAGGGCGGTTCTGCGGGCGAGCTCGACGCCGAGGATGGATTTGCCCATGCCCGGACGTCCGGCGATCACAACGAGCTGGCCTTCCCTCAGGCCGCCAGTGGTGTCATCGAGGTCGGTGATGCCGGTGTGGATGCTCGGGGTGTTCGCGCCGTTGCCAGCGCGCTCGATGGCGTCGAGGCCGCCCGGGATGATGTCGGCCAGCGTCAGCATGTCGCCGCGGGTGCGGGTTTGGGTGGCATCGGCCAGGAGCTTGCCGGCGATCACCGCGGCGTCTCCCGGGTCGCGTTCCAGTTCATAGCCGAGGTGGGCGATCTGGGTGCCGGCTTCGATGAGGCGGCGCAGGCTGGACCGGCCGGCGACGATCTGGGCGTACCAGCCGACCGATGCGGCAGTGGGCACCATGGCAATCAGCTCGTGCAGGTACGGGGCGCCGCCGACGCGGGCCAGCTCGCCGGAGGCGTCCAGCCGCGAGGCGACCGCGGTAGCGTCGATCGGCTCCCGGGCCTCCGACGCGGCGGCGATCGCGGCGAACACGATGCTGTGCGCCGGACGGTAGAAGTCCTCCGGCCGTAGCAGCTCGGCCGCGCGGGTGGCAGCTACAGGGCTGAGCATCATCGCGCCGAGGACGCATTGCTCCGCGCCGAGGTCATGGGGTGGAACGCGGGTGGTCATCGTCCCTCCGGGATCATGGATTCGTCGAGTGGGGTGACAGTGGGCGGCCCAAGCCGGGCCAGCAGCGCGCGGGCGATGTCCACGTCGCGGTGGCAGGCGACGGCGGTCATGCCGGAGCCGTCCGGGGTCTGCGCTTCCAGGAGCCAGATCGCCGAGCCGGGGCAGAGGTCGCAGATCGTCATCACACAGCCCCCGACCGTGCGAGCGGTTGCAGGTAGGCCGGTTCGTAGTCCGGTTGCGGTGAAGCTCTGGCCGACCTGTAGTCGGCGGCGGTGAGCATCCACTTTTTCCAGGTGGCGTCCCAGTCCAGCTTGGTCGCTTTGACGCCGGTCTCGCCGCGCCAGTGGTGGATGAACTTCTCGGTCTCGCGCTTGCCGTCGACGTTGGGGCACTTCTCGCGAGCCCACGCCACCATCTCCGGCGTCACGGTGAAGTCATCGGGGATGCGGGTGCCGCGCTTGCGCGCACCACTCTCTTTACTTTCCTTTCCCTTACTTTCCTTTCCCTTACTGGGCGGAGTTTCGGAGAGCTCATCCGAACTCGCGTGAGTTTCGGTGAGGTCATCTGGGGCGGCGCGAGGACTGGCGGGCTTGGTGAGTCCTTCGAGGGCGCAGTACTGGCACCGCGTGTTCCAGCGAGTGTCCATCTTGGTGTGCTTGGCCAGCGTGCTCACGTGCAGATACGTGCGCCCGTCCGGGGTTTCCTTGCGCACCAGCCGGCCGTGCTTGATGAGTTCGTCGACGAGCGCGACAGGGTCCACGTCGTCGGCGGGCAGGATCTTCAGCTTCAGGCTCTTCGGCGAATCGTCGAGGTGCCCGTGATCGCACAAGGCGAAGTTCCAGCAGCCTTGATAGAACAGCCGGGCCGGAAAGGACAACTCGACGATCACCTCGTCGGTCCAAAACTCCGGCTTGAGTGTGCGGCTTCGCGCCACGGTTTCCTCGCTCCCGATCTTCGTTCGTTCGTACTAATGGTAACTCATAGTGTCGACACCGACTGTACCGAACTTGCTAGTGTCGAATACAATGCTGTCCATGACCCCGCCCATATGCGACACTGCCGACGTGGCCTACCAACCGTCCGAAAAGCTCCTCGCCGCGCAAAAGGCCGTTGAGGAGGCCAAGGCCGCAGCGAAGAAACTGATCGACGACGCCACCGCCGAACTCAATGCCGCCATCGCGGAAGAGGTCACCGGCGCGCCCACCGTCACCGATGTGGCGAACCACCTCGGCTGGTCCGTCGGCTACGTCCGCCGCATCGCCCGAGCTAAAGGCGTCCCGCCGCGCGTTGACGTCGAGCCGCCCCGTCGCCGTCGTTCCGCATCCAGCGGAGACCAGTGAGCTGATCACGCCGCCTCCCGAGCACGACGGTCTGCCGCCTTCGCCGCCGACCGGGTCCGCGGATACCGGCCAACCGGTGCCGGGTCCGCGACAGCCTCAGACCCAGCGCTGGCCTTACGCCGTGCCCTGCTCCTCGCGACGACTAGACGATGCGCCTCCCGGCAGCCGCCACACGCCTGCTCCCCCCACCGCAGGTGACGGAAATAGCCTGTGTCCGTGCCGCATGGGGTCATGCGGTCCAGAGGCCAGCGGTAGCGCCACTTCCGCGACGGTGTCTCGTGCTCATGCCACGCCGCCAGAAACCGTCGCCTGGCCGCCTCCAGACGGCTGGCCATGGCCGGGTAGCCGATCCCAAGCGCGTCGGCAGCCGCGGCGATCGACAGCCCGTGGTCGATGTAGGCGTCCAGGGCGGCGCGCTGCTTGTAGCTGAGCAGGGGCAGGATCTGCCACACCGCCGCGCGATCCACCACGATCTGCTCCGGCGACGGTGTCGCACGGGCGTGGTAGCGCCAGTACCGCTCGTAGCCGCCCATACGGCGGTAGCCGCCACCCTCCGCCGCCACGACCCCACGGAGATGCCGCACTGCCTGCTGCTCCCGCCTGACCGCCAGGCAGCCTGCGTCGACCAGATCCCGCTCGGGCGGCGGCAGGTCGGCGGCGTACAGGTAGGCCACGATGCCCGACCACGCCTCGTCGCAGCGGGCCGCATAGTCCGACGACTGCCATCCCGCGATTCGTGCGGACTTCTGTGCAAGCCGGCCGATGTCGGCCAGCGTGTAGCCGTGCCGCGGATCGCCCTGATAGCCCAGCTGCACAGACACCGACGTCATGCCGCCACCTCCCTGGGCTTGTACAGCCGCACCGTCGCCGGAGCCACACCCAGCCGCGACGCGATCTCGTTCACGCCCTTATCGAGCCGGGACAGGCGCCGGATCTCGGCGATCACCGCCTCCGGGGTCCGCTGCCCCGGCGCGAACGCTGGCAGCTCGTCATCGCGCAGCGGGCGGGCCGGGGCGCGGCAGATCAGCCGCTCACCCGACACCGTCCACACCGGATCACCCACGATCCGGGCCCCGGCTTGGGCGGCCATCGCATCCAGTACCGCGCACGCCTCGGCGCGCAGGGCGGAGATAGGCCGGTCCAGGTCGGTGATCGGCCAGATGTGCACGTAGGTGTAGCCGCTCATGGCGCACCGTCCAAAACGGACTGTCCCGCCTCGGTCAGCTCCACCGTCTTGCTGCCCCGTGCCCAGCCGGCGGCGATGAGTTCGTCCACTGCGGCGGTAACGGTGCTGCCTTTCCAGCGCCAGCACCGTTCGTAGCTGCCGCGACCCGCCTTGACCTCACCGGCCTGGATGGCACGCAGTAGCGTGGCGCGACGCTCGGTCAACCCGAGCGACACCCATGCGACGGGAGCGGACGGGCGGATCAGCGGGGCAAGGACCGCTCGGTCGAATCGGCCGCGCGGCTTGCGTCGAGGGAAGCGCGGTCTCGGGCTCATCGGCGCCCCATCCGCTCTCGGCGCAGCCGCAGACGACGCGCCCACGGACGCTCGATGGCCAGCAGGTGCAAGACGATGGCACGCAACCACTCCCGGTCGGTGATCACCGCGACCACCGCCAGCGCACATCGACATGCCGACACCACGGATCGCCAAAGCTGCGGATGCGGGCGACATGCGCCCAAACGGCCGCCCGTTTGAGCGGGTTAACCAGCCAGCACCAGCGATGCGCCCGCTGCCCCGCAGTCATCTGGAGCGGCGCCAACTCGGCCGCCGCCTGCTCGTACCAGCACAACGGGCAACCGTGGCCGTAGTCCTCCCGATCGTGCACCCACAGCCAGTGCCGCGGTTCGGCCTGACACTCGACCAGGCGCAGCCCCAGGAAAACGGTCGGCGCGTGGTCGGGACACGGAGCATGGTCGGCACGCCACCTGCATCCGGCCTGGTTGCAGGCCCATCCCCAGTCGCAATCGCCCGCGTGGTCGTGGTCGTACGGGTAGTCCTCGCCCGGGTTGGATGCCCAGCAAACGAAGTCCTCGCGGTAAGGATCGCTAACGATCCTGCTGTATTCGGCCATCTCAGGCCACCTCCGGCTCGTCGTGGGTCAGCTCTTTGGTGTGCTCGTCGTAGATGTCCACATGTCCGCAGGCCGGACAGCGGAACGCGAGCAGCCGCAGGTACTCGTGTGCCAGCCTCTTGACCGTCCGGCCCCAGGTGCTGCCCGGGCGGCGCTTCGACGCGACCACCCGGTCCTCCTCGACCACATCGGCCGGTAGCGGCTGGATGTAGCCGGTGGCGGTCTCCTCGTCGGCGGCCTGGCCGCAGTTGCAGCAGGTGTCCGGCTCAGGCGGCGGCGGGCAGACGAAGATCCGGTGTGGCGGTGACCAGCCCGACCAGCGCACCGCCCGCCCTTCGGCGGCGTCCCAGGTGGTCGGCAGCTCGGCGGGGCGGCGTTCGCGCACGAGGTACAGGGCCATCTCAGGCCACCTCCGTCAGTTCGAACAGGGACGGCTGGACACCAAGCGTCCGGTTGGACCACAACACTTCGGTGCGGTCCTGCCAGGTGCCGCCTTGTCCGGTCCCGGTGGCGATCTCGTGCCGGTGCCATCCCGCGTACAGCTCCTGGTACAGCGGCGAGTCGTAGCCGGACAGCACGACCGCCGCCGCGGCGGCGTGCAGCGCGTCGGCAAGCTCGCGGTGGTCGGCCTCGCCGCTCATCTCGTGGCGGTAGTTGAGGTGGCCGCGGGTGGCGGCGAGGTAGGGCGGGTCGACGTACAACAGGACTTCCGGGTGCTGCCCGTACTTGGTGATGATCTCCAGCGCGGGGCGGGCCTCGAGCGACACGGCCCGCAGCCGTTCAGCGGCGGGCAGGATGCGGTCGACGTAGGCCTCGAGGTAGTCGGGCATGGACGCGCTGGACCCGCGGGGGTTGACGTAGTAGCGCCATCCGGTGCGGCGCAGCGTGCCGGACCGTGCTTGCGTGAGCAGCACCCACACCCGGCGGGCAGTCTCCAGCTCGTCGACGGCCGGCTGGTAGGCCAGCTGGTGCTCCGCCCGGGAGTGCGGCGTCAACGCCGCGGCGCGAACGAGATCCGCTGGCCGGTCGCGCAGCACCCGCCAGAACGTCATCAGCTGCTCGTCGAGGTCGTTGACCGTCTCCATCGGCGACGGCGGCTTGGCCAGCAACACAGCCAGGGAGCCGGCGAACGGCTCGACGTAGTGCAGATGGTCCGGCAGCGCGGCGACGATGTCTTGGGCGATGGAAAGCTTGCCGCCGTAGTAGGTGAATGGAGGCTTCACCCGGCCACCTCCGTCCAGGGGCCAACACGGCGCTGCACCAGCACCGACTCACGCGGATACCGGCCATGCCGGGCCCGGGCCTCCGACTCGTCCCAGCACAGGTCCACTCCGCCATACGGCCACCGGGTGGACCACTCGACGACATCGGGCACGTAGGCCGACTCCCGGCCCGCCTCGTAGGCCGACGACATCTCCACCGGCAGCACTCCGAGAGCCACCAGCAGGTCCACCGCCTCCCGCACGGTCTCCGGCTGGAGGCTGTGGAAGCCGACGTAAACCGTGACGTCGCCAGACGGGCCCAGCCACACCCGCCCATCAGGGCAGGTCCACACGTAGACGGCGAACCTGCCGCCCTCGTAGCGCCGGTCGCGAACGCGACCGTTGTCTCGCGCCCACTTCAGCGTGCGCGCGAGCAGGCGACGGTCCTCCCGCCGCTGCTGCTCATCGGCCGCAGCATCTGCCGCACACTCGGCGGCTGTCGTCTCAAACGGAGACACCAGACACCCCCAACCGCGCGCGCTGGTTCTGCTCCCACTCCCAGCAACCCGCAGCCGTCATGCCGTTGACCATCAGCGTCGGGGCGATCCGCTTCGCCAACTCGATCGCGGTGTCGTGGTCGAAGCGATGGCGGGCCAGCCACTCGCCGGTTCGCTCCGACGGGATCGGCTCGTAGGAGCGTCGGCCGTCGGCGTCGAAGCAGTCGCCTTTCCAGCACACCGCCCACTGGCCCTTGCCCCGGTACTCGACGGTGATCTCGTACAGGCTGGCGTTGATGCTGTCTGGGTCCGGGTACACGTTGACCGCGTACTGGGTGACCTGGACGGTCGGCTCAAGCGTCGACATCGTGCACCTCCCGCGCTGGAGTCGCGAAGTCGACGCGGTACAGGTGCACGATGCCGAGCCGGCCACCGTCTCGAATGCTGGATTCGCCGCAGTCCTCGCACACCACCTCGGTCGTGCGCTCCTTCATCGCGGTCCACCACATGACCAGGACGTAGGCCGCTGGCTGGTTAGAGCAGTAGCCGCATGTGACCCGGACCTCGGCGGGTGTCGGCTCTGTGGTCGCGCCGGACAGATCAGACAGGCTCACGACGACACCCCGATCTCGGACTGGCCGGGCATCGGCACGTTGGGGTGGCTGGCGTCAGGGACACCGCCGCAGATCGCGCACTCCGGGGCGATCGCCTCACGAGTCACGTAGTCGTGCTCGACGTTCTTCAGTGGCTGCCAGCAGTCCGAGCACAGGAGCTGGCCCCGGTACATGAGGTGGCCGTCGCTGAGTGCGTGTTCCACCGCCTCCTCGGGTGTGCACCACAGGTAGGTGCCCTCGAACCCCGCCTCACGCAGCAGCGCGATACAGCCCCGTGTACCGCAGCGCTCGGCCGTCTCCCACCCCGGTTGCGGGAACGCGACGGCCCGTTTCGTGGGCTCAGCATGGGCGGCGAAAGTGCGCACCATCACCTTGTTGCGTCGCGGTCCGCACCCTGGCCACTGGCCGTAGTCTCGGGCGGGGAACGGAATGGCCGACGCGCCGCGCATCCGACACCACGCGTCGGCGTGTCCGTCCGCGCCCGGCGCGGCGCCGTGCAGCACCGTGACAAGTTGGAGATCCGACAGTGGTGCGGTGATGTCGTCGAGTACCTTCCACACGGCATCCCGGGAAGGGTGCTTACGCCAGCCGGTGACCAGGATCAGCATCAGCGTTCACCGCCCGACGGCTCGTCCAGCGCCGCCTCCACTGCCGCCAGCATGTCGGCCGCCTCGGAAGCGATGCGGGCCTTGGCTTCATCGGTGGGGACGATCCGCAGCGATCCGGGTATCCCGCCTTCGGCCACGGCCATGCCGGGCACGACCTCACCGGTCTCCGGATCGATCACCACATCGCCGGACACCTTCAGCAGGCCGGGCAGGGCCCGCGCGAAAGCGGGGCGCACCTGCTCGACCACTTCGGACGGATGCCGTGTGCGCACCCACCGCAGCACCGCGTCCGGATCGGACACGACCGCCCGCGTTTTCGACACGGGCAGGGACACGGTGGCCGACGGGGTCCGCCACGTCGGTGCCGTTCCCTGCTCCTCGAATTCGGCGATCGCGTCCCGGTTGAGCAGTTCCCGCAGTATGTCCGCTTTGAATCGGGCCGCTGCCGCAGCGGCTTCCAGGCGGATGACCTGGTGGAGGATGTCTGCACGGTTCATGCCGACACCTCCGCGGCAGCACGGGCGCGCGTCTGCGCCTCGCGGGCCTTGTTGCGGATGAAGTCACCGAGGGCGGCCACATCGCCGGTGTCGGTCATCACCGCGGCGCCGAGCCGCTGATATTGCTCGGCTTTCTCGTACAGCTTGCGCAGGTCATCGACCGTCAACAGTGGATCTAGTGCCTCGTCGCGGATGTCGATGGCGGACGGGCCTTCGGCTTCGCCGGACTCCAGCCAGTCCAGCAGTGTCCGGCCGAAAGACTCGTCCGGCCGCTGCACAACCGCGCCGGCCAGGGCCGGGCATCGGGATTTGGTGACCACCATGGTGTTCTCGTGGTCCATCGATCCGACCAGGTCGAACTCGTACTCCAGCCCTTCGCGCTGCTCAGCCTTCAGGCCGATCTTGCGGGGCACCTTCCGTCCCCGGTCGTTTTCCTCGATCACCCACTCGGTCTTCGACCGTAGTGTCACGATCAGGTGACCGGGGAAGGCCAGCATCGCCTCGATCATGCGGCGTTCGTGCGGGCGCATCTCCTTCCACCCGGCGAACGAGTTCCCGCCACCGGAGCGTTTCGCGGCCCGGTCGACCTGCTCCAGCATGCCGTCGGTGCCCATCCACCAGTGCGACAGGCTGTCCACGATCGCCACGTCATGACTCGCGGCAGCAGCCAGGATCTCAATCAGCACCTCAGGGGCGAACCGCTCAACCGCCAGGGTGTCGAAGTCGAACACGTCTGCGTACTTCGACGCTGACCGGTGCTCGGTGTCGGCCAGCGCGATCCGTTTGCCCAGCGCCCGGGCGATCGTCAGCGCCGTCCACGTCTTGCCGCTACCCGACGGCCCCTCGATCGCCACACGTGCCTTCAGCGCCTTCTTCGTGGCTTTGGTGAACACGAACCCGCTCATCGGTTGTCCAGTTCCTTTTCAAGATCAGTGTTGGTTTGGGCGAGCCCTTCGGCCGTGGCCTGGGCCTCGGCCAGCTCAGCTTCCAATTGCTGGATTCGCTGCACCTGGCGATCCATCAGCAGCCGCTGCTGCTCTGCCCGGTCACGGGCGGCCCGCTCGCGCGTCTCCGCTCCCAGCGCCCGCCGCTTCCAGCACTCACGGTCGAGCCGGACCCGGGCGATCTCCCGCGAGAGAGCAGCAGAACCCAGACGGCGCAACCAGTTCGGGGTCATCACGACATCACCCCGATCGCCGCCAGTAGCTGGACGCCGATGAACTCGGTGTAGGCCGGGGGGATCGCCTCCCGCAGTTCGTCACGGGTCGCCCACGGCATGCCCATCACCTCGCGGGCAAGACCGGCTTGTGCGGCGGCGGCGTGGTTGCCGTTCCGCGCGGCGTTGGCTTTGCGTGCACGGTAGTGGCGCGCGGATTTGAGCGACTGCTGGTCGGTGAGGTCGATCTGGTCACCCACGGTCGCCCACCTCCTCGGAGGCGGTCCAGGCGTCCGCAGCGGCAGCCACTGCGGACTCCTCCGGAATGCGGGGCACCGAGCTGCCGCGCCACGTTGAGCGCAGCGCCTTCGCCGCCTCGACCACCGGTCGGGCCCGCTCCAGCTCGGCGCGGACAGCAGCCAGGTTGGCCATCAGCGCGGCTGGCAGGTGGTCCCGATGCACGGCCACGCCGGTGTCCTGCTCGGCGTAGTCCTCGGTGCAGCAGTAGCCGTGATCCTCGCCGTGGCAATGGTCGATCGCATCGGACAGCACACAGCCATCGATGCCGCACATGGTCAGCGCGCCAAGCTGATCGGCTACCCGATGAGTGGCCTGCCTCTCCCGCTCCAGCTCAGCGCACACTTGGTCCCGCTCGGCGGCGAGGTCGGCGACGTACTCAACCAGCTGGGTACGCCGGTCGTCCTTACGGCCGAGGGCAGCCAGGAGTTTTTGCCGCACCGCCGTGAAGCCGTTGATGGCTGCCTGCCGCGTGGCCGCGACCACTTCATCAGCCTCCGCCAGGGCACCGGTCGCCCGGTCGTGCTCCTCGGCCACCCGCTCCGCCAGGCGCTGATTCTCGGCACGCAGCCGCTCGACCTCGTCCAGCAGGTCTTCGGCAGCCGCAACGCCGGTCTTGGCCTCATCACAGCAGGACAACGGGTCGCTGACGCGCTGCTTCAGGCTGGCGAGGAGGCTGCTCAGCTGGGCGATCTGCTGGTCGGTGAGGCTCATCGGGTCACCGCCTCGGAGGTCGCGGTGTCCGATGTGGACGCGTCCGCGTGATACCAGCGCCCGTCGGCGATCTGCTCGGCCAGCGAGGGACCGGCCCCTTCCTGACCTGCCTCCGGGAGCCGCAGCTCGTCAAGCGTTTCCCACAGCGCCAGGTCGTGCGGCTCCGGTGACAGGTTCTGTTCGATGCAGGCCAGGCGGTGCGTGTTGACGGCGAGGGTGAGCCGCCTCAGCAGCTGATGTGTCATCTCCCGGACTGTCTCAATACGGGCCACGCGGTCCTCGCGCCGGAGCGCCGCCGCCCTGGCCATCTGCAAGCGGGTCCCGACGACGTTGAGCTGCTTGGCTTTGCCGTGCGCTGCGGGCAGTGCCCTGCGGCGCACGTCCTCACCCATCTCCTCGGCCAGCTCCTCCAGGCATCCGATGGTGCGGTCGATGAGCACCGGGTCGCACAGGCCCTTCCAGATCGCCCTGTTGGTCGGCAGGGTGCCGAGACGGCGCAGGATCACGCTCAGGAACGCGTCGTCCTCCAAGTCGTCGAGCGCCTTGATCACGGAGCCGCTGAGGTCGCTGTCGGCGACGATGTGATCAAACTGGTCGAGCGCTTTGGACAGGCTCATGCCGACCGCCCCTCCCGCTCACGCCAGATCCGCTCACGACGAGAACGCCACTGGCCGACGATCCGGGCGGCTGCCCGCTGCGTTATGTCGGCGACGCGGGCACCCCACAGACCGGCCGCAACCAGCAGGACAAGCAGGGACGGCAGCACGACGGCGGCCACACGAAGTTGTTCTTGCGCCTGGCTCATGGGTGTCTCACCTCCACCCGGAACCGCCGGGTCGGATCGAACGGCAGCCGCGCCAACAGCACGGGCGAAGGGGTTGCAGGGGTTTCGGGTTGGCCGGGCAGAATCCACCGGCGCTGACGGGCCGGGGTGCCGGATTTGGTGCGCAGCGGCGGACGGGTCAACGCGGCCAGCTCGCCAGGCTGCCAGTCCGGGGACCGGTCCGGGCCCAGCCCGGCAGCCCACTCTCGGACCTCGGTGAGCATCAGGCCGGCGCGCACCCGCACCGACACGGGCACAACCACGGGCAGCTCTGACGTGTCGGTGTACAACGCCCGAGCGGTTGCCTCAAGGGCGGCGGCGTGGGCTTCGATGCGGGCCGCCTCGTCGCGGATGGCCACAGCCCGCCGCTCGGCGTCCTCAGCCACAGCCAGCCGCCACTCCACGACAGCCCACGTGATACCGGCACCCATGGCCAGGCTTCCGCCAGCGGACAGCAAGAGCAGGACGGCGTCACCCATGGGTCACCACCTCGGCGCGGGCCAGCCAGTCCTCGCGGCCGAGGAGGATCAGCCGCTCCTCCTCGGTCATGCCGCCCCAGATGCCGTGTTCGCCGTTCTCCAGCGCCCAGGTGAGGCACGGGTTTTGGGATGGGCAGCGGCGGCAGATGGCTTTCGCCGCCGCCACCCGACCGGCGTTAGGCGGGGAGTGGCTTTGACCCACCGGCCACCAGCCCTCGGGGTCGTAGCCCAGGCATGCCGCGTCGTCTCGCCAGTCCCTCATCGCGCACCATCCGGGACACAGTCAGGGTCGTGGACGAGGCCGATCAGGTGCGGAGTCGTGACCCGCACACGGTCTTGGCCGGTGAAGATCCCCCGCTTACAGGCGGCGCAGGTCCCGATCAGGTCGGCCTGCTGCCTGGCCTTCGCGGAGCGGCCGGTCGCCGCTTTGAACGGGCGGACGGTGCTCATAACGTCACGACCTGGGCGTCAGCGTGCAGGTTGTCGTAGGCCAGCACCTCACGGACGCCGGTGGCCAAGCTGACGCCCATGAACGCCGGCTCACGTGTTCGCCGGACCCGCGTCCGCTCCTCGACCTTCCACAGCTCGCCGTCGTAAAGCACGGTCTCGCCGAGCTTGACCTCGTCCATGCGCATGTGGGTGACGTAGATCGGGGTGGCAGCGGGGGTGGCCATCACAGCACCGCCCCGTCCACCGTCACGGTCTCGGCAGACAGCACCCGGCGCACCAGTTCGGCCGCCTCAACCTCCACCGACCGCAGGTGCCGACGCCACGCCGTCACATGGGCGTCACACGCCAGACCCTCGTAGGACAGGTGGCCGCCCTCGTACACGTCCTCCCAGTCGAACTCGTCCCGTGGTCCGTCAGCGGCACAATCGGCGCTGATCTGCGTCTCGGAGGGATCGATGTACTCCCACGGTTCACACTCCACCGCCATGACGGCGGCCTCCTGATCCTCGGCGGCCACCCACACCACATGCCGCTCAGTGAAGGTCACCAGCACTGGGTAGGCGTCACGGTTCTCGGGTGTGCAGCCCCAGCACAGCCACGGATAGTCACAGCGCCCCTTCGCCGGGTTGCCGCACGTGCACAGCGGCTTGCTGTCGGCCATCATCGCCGCACCGCCCTACGGGTGATCTCCGCATGGTGACCGGCACACAGCCAGTCACCATCCGCAGCCGCCTCACGGCAGCCGAGCAGCCATCCGCATTCGCCCTCACCTCGCGGCTCCAGCGCCCACGCCGCCGTGTCCAGCGGCCAGCCCATCGCGCAGGCCGTCGCCGAGACCGCCGCGGCGTACGCGGCGGGGGCGGGCAGGGTCGCGGTGCTCACGACCTCACATCCGTCTCACCGCAGCAGGCCGAGTCGGGAACCTGGACCGCCATCGGGCACGCCGCCCGACCCCAGTCCCTCACGGCATCGATAGCCACACCGGAGTGCTCACGGCAGGCGTAAAGGACGGCGTCCAGGGTCGCCCCGTTCTCGTCGGGGCGGGCCTCGATCCGGGTCGTCGCAGAGACACCGCACCCGGTCCACGACAGCTCCAGGGCGCTCATGACGCCATCACCCCGTCCGAGCCAATCACGCCGGTGCGGTACAGATCTTCGATGCGCTCGGCCTCACGGATCGTCTCGTCCGACACCAGCGGCGCCGCTCCCGCGATCTGCTCCAGCTCGGACGCCGTCTCGTCGTCCAGATCGGATGGCGCGACTTCCGGCTTGACGATGGCGTAGATCCGCACAGTCCAGCCGTTCCACGACCAGAGCCAAGCCTCGCCGGGGACGTGGCCGCTGCTCAGGACGCCGAGGGCGTCCGCCCACGCGAACACAGCCTCGCTGCTGGCGACTCGGAGAGAGATGCCCTGATAGCCGGTCTCCGCATAGGAGATGTCGTAGCCGAGCGGCCGAGGCAGCCCGCACTCACGGCGCAGCAGGATCAGCCGGGCCATAGCCACGTCAATGTCGATCGGCTCCTGCGGCTGGGTTACGATCTGTTCAGTGGTCATCGGGAGTCCCTTGTTCCTTCCGTTGATCCAATCGGCCCGGATCGCAGCCGGGCCGTTTTCTTTGCGGCTATTCAGGTCTGGGATGGCCAGCCGGCCGCCCCAGTTGGCCGGCTGGCCCTCGGCGCCCCACGCGCCACGTCGTCTTCGCAGGTGTCTGCGTCACGACGTCCCCCGGCTGATGCCGGAGCCTTTCGCCGGTCCCGCCCGCCACCCCCTCACCGGACGGGACCGGGGTCTTGCGCCTGCCGCCGTGGATCGATGAGGACGACGACAGGCCGTGCAGCGGACAGGCGCGGAGCAGACCTCACACGCCCGCCCGGCAAACTCAGGTGATCAATGGGATAAAGATCGCGATGGCGACGATCGCTGCGGTCAGTTGGTGGAGTCTCGGGGGCGCGCTAGGGCGGCCCGTGGGTGGCGGACCAGAGGGCGGCTTGCTTGCCGGGGTGGGCCGCGAAGGGGGCGTTGGCTTGGGCGGAGGCGTGGGCCTGCTCATCCTCATGCGGCCTTGGCTCGCCGCTTGGCACTACGCAGCGCCAAGCGGGACATGTGAGCGCGCATCGCGCTGTTCGCCCGTCGGGCGCGCTCGTCAGGCGGCAGGACTCCCTCTGGATCAACCTCTCGGATGAACCGATTCATGAAGCCCGCTCGGGCCGGCTTGGTGCCGTCAACCCGATCTTGCTTGGCCCAACGAGCGTGGGCCGCTATCCGGCCAGCGATGCTTCGCACAGAGTCACCAGCCATCGGACACCTCGAAGAAGGTATCGAGCCCGACGGTCGTGATAGCCAGATCGAGATTGACAAGGTCGGACTCGTGAGGTTTCAGCGCGGATACGACCTTCGCCATGAAATCCTCGCCCAGAATGCCGAGCCGGGCGCGGCGGATGGTGCGGTCGCTTACCTCAAACAGTTCGGCTCGGGAGAGGTCCGTGGTCTTTCCAAGGGCGTAGGTGGCGGCGTCAAGAAGCGCTTCCTTCTTGCCATTGGATCTGTACTCGCGTAAGCGGATACGTGGCGCGTACCGACTTGGATGTCCAGACTTTCTGGCGTTTCTGCGACTCACGTGTCCGACTATAGGTCTGGACATGCGTGTCTGGCAAGGGTGTGGTTTTTGAGGTTTGACCGGACACGAATGTCCGCATAGAGTGGCGTCATGGCTATCCAGCGAGGTATGGATCTGCGTCAACGTGACCGAGCGATCCGCCGCAGGGGTATCGACTTACTGACTCCACGTGTACTGCGCCATGCGGAACCCTCGCGACCGGACACTGGTGTCCGGTACGATGCGCTGGTGGCGGGAGTAGTGAACCGGGAAGTATGGGCGACGATCATCAACGAATTGCTTGACGAGATACCCCGTCGCAACAAGGCCGCGCTTGCAAGAAAGATCGACTTTCGCGAGCGCACTATCGACAGATGGCTTCGAATGGAAGTCGACGTTGCCGAGTCCAGTGTGCGCCAGGTCGCCGACCGTACTGACCGTGACCAAATGGACTTACTTATGCGCGTCGGCTACTACGAGCGGGGTCAGTTGCCGGTGTCCGTCGTACCGCCCGAGGACGCCTGGATCGTGGAGACCATCCAGAACTCGACAGCGCTTGATGATGAGACGAAGCGCCGATGGATCGTGCTCGAGCTGGCGCGGGAGGCACGTCACCGTGAGGAGCGCGTGCGTGGCATTAAGGAGCAAATCGACATTGTTGGGGGAGCGCCAGAAAGTAAAGATTGACTATTAACAATTTTTACACCATCCGCCTATCGCCTTTGCGTTCGACTGTCCCCCGGTCAGATGCAGGAATCGCATACCGTTGAGCCCCATCCGCCTTGTAAGCGGAAGGTTATCGGTTCGAGTCCGATACTGGGCTCAAAGTTCCTCTGACCAGGAACGACACCGCCGCAGCGATGCGGCATGTCCATCGCACACCGGTCAGAGAGGATCCGCCTAGATATGAGACCTGACGAAGATCTTCCCCCCAGCTTTCAGGTATGGATCGAATCCTTCGAGCTTTCGCTCCGCGCCAAGGGACGTAGTCCCAAGACGCGCCGCACCTACACCGATGCCGCAGCGAAGCTCGCATGGTGGCTTATCGATCAAGACGTGGCCGACTGGGCGAGCGTCAGCAAACGCCACCTTGAGCTCTACATGGCCTGGTTTCAAGAAGGTGGCACGCGCTGCGGATGTGGCAAGCCGCGCAGTCATCCCCGGACCCCCTGCCCGAAGGGGCGTCCGTACGAAAAAGGCTATGCCAACAATCAATATCGGGCCTTGCAACAGTTTTGGAAATGGTATGCGGCCGAGGAGGAAACGACCAGCCCGTTGGCGTCGATGTCGCCGCCCTCGATTGACGACAAAGTCGTGCCGGTCATCGCAAGTGAAGATCTTGCCCGCCTCGTCCAGGATTGCGAGAAGGGACGAGATTTCTCGTCCCGCCGCGACGCTGCGCTGATACGGCTCTACGCGTGCAGCGGAGCTCGTCTCGCCGAGGTGGCCGTCCTGGAAGTAGATGACTTGAACTTGAGGAACTTCGAACTCCTGGTCACCGGAAAAGCCGGCAAGCAGCGCATCATCAAATTCGATGCCAAATGCGCCCAGGCCCTTGACCGATACCTGCGTTCCAGAGCGACCCACAGGGCGGGTCGGTTCACCTCCCGGCTGTGGCTCGGCACCAAAGGTCCCCTCACACCGAGCGGCGTCTATCAAGCCATCGAAAGCCGGGGCAAGCGCATCGGCTTAAAAATCTACCCTCATCAATTTCGCCATACCTTCACGCACCGCTGGCTGGATGCTGGCGGCGCGGAAGGTGATCTTATGGAGCTGAATGGGTGGGATTCGCCTCAAATGCTGCGCCGCTATGGTCGATCGGCGCGGTCTGCGCGGGCACGAAGGGCTTACGATCGCGTCGACGTGATGGGCGGAATATAACGCGAGACGGGTGCCCCTGTCTGACCCCAGGGGCACCCGCCAGCCTTTCATTCGCCAGCCGGACGCTGCCCTCGCCGCCGCTCGGCCTCGCGTCCGAGCCGGAACGCTTCGGACATGTCGTCAAGCCAGGCGTCATCTCGTCCGTGCTGCAAGGTACGGAAGCCGTTCACCGCCGCAGGGGTGGTCACCTGGGCCGCGTCCGTCTGCTGATTGGCCTTCCCTTTGCGCCGGCGCCCGCGGCCGGTCTGCGGCGATTGAGACTGTCCGGCCGGGGCTGCCACTGTTGCATGAGATCCTGCCGAGTCCACGCGACTTTTGAGGGCCGCGATATCCGCAGCCATCCTCACCAGCAGCTTGTGATCTTCGGCCCGCAGCTGCTCCTGCTCGCGGAACTGGCGTCGGAGGTGGACGAGCACCAGCCAGACGCTGCCGATGACAGCCATGCCGAAGCCCATCCGGGAGGCCGTCAGGGAGGCACCGGCACCGATGCCTTGACCGGCGCGGGCCGCGAGGAGGGCACCTGCGATGGCGAGGGCCAGGCCGATGGAGGCCAGGGCGGCGGCGGTGCGGGCGCAGGCGCGGTAAGGCTTCGGTTTGGCAGGTGACGGTGAGGGTTCTCGTTGCTCAGTCACTGGGGTGTCCTTTCGGTTGTGCTGTCCCCCGATGTGCCGGGCGCAGCGTCGGCTCATGGCTGCGTCCGGGTGGTGCTTGCCGCCCGGGGGCGGCGTCCGGCGTGGCGGCGTCCGGGCGGTGTGATGCGGGGTGGGCCGGGCGCCGTGGCGGAGGCGGCGCCGGGCCGGGGATGGGTGTTGCCCGCGGCGTTGCGGGCGTGCGGCGGGAGGGCCGCACGAGCGTGGTTAGTGTCGTGGGTGGCGGCTGAGGGTGATTCCGGCTGCGTCGAGCATCCAGGCGTCGATGCGGGCGGCGATGCGGCGCCAGCGGCTTCGGAGATGGGCGGGCAGGGTCATGGGTGCCTCCTCGGGCGCATGGGGCGGTGAGGGCGGCTGTCGCGGATGCCGTCCGCTGGGTGTGTCTCCCCGGTGGGTCTCGCACCAGCCTCACCAGGGAGAATGTGAAGGTACTCCTGTTGACAAGGGGTCATCAAGACCTAACATGAATGGTCTATTCACGGCCGCGAATATTGGTCAACATTCTTGGTCTTGACTAACCATGGCCGGTCGGGCATAAGATGCCGGGCCGCATTTCCGCCCCCATGGGAGCGCGCCCATCCGGTCAATCGGGCCGCAACTGTCATGCAAAAGCACGCCGCAAATTGCACGGGTAGCTAACAGTTAGGGAGAATCGGCCGTACGGTTGATTCCTCAACATTGGCACATTCACCCGGAACGTTGGCACATTCATCCGGGCGGCGGCTGGAACGGCGAGGTGCGCCAGCTGTCCGGGCTGGCCCGCCGCGGCGGTTCTGCTGGGCGCTTGACCGGTCGTACCACCCATGATCCGCGGCCCCGGTCGGTCTCAATGAGACCTTCCTCGCGCAGTACGGCCAGCGCCTCCCGGATGGTTCCCCGAGCCACCTCGTACTCCTGGGATAACGCCACCTCACCCGGCATGCGCCGGTCTTCGGGCCACTCCCCGTCGGCGATGCGTCGGCGCAGGTCGGCGGCTATCTGGTCCCGCACTGTCGTCCGTGACCAGCGATCCACCGTGCCAGGATGGCACCGCGCCAGTTATCAGACATGTCCAGTTCTGTTCACACCAGTTCATCAACTAGACAGGACTGGACAGCTTATGGTGGATGGTGGCATGCCGATCAGGGGATCTCCGCACAGACACCCGGCAGCCCGGCCCGCCGCGCTCTAACGAAGGATGCGCGGCGGGTACCGATCAGCCCTCCGAGCTGAACAGATACTCCAGGTCGTAGGCCGACGCATCGAGAATCATGCGGTTGACCTCCACACACTGCCCGTCGTGTGTCCACGCCCAGCGGGTGATCTCGTGCACGGCAACCCCGGTCGGCAGGGCCAGCATCGTCGCCTCGTCGGAAGTGGGCGTACGGCTGCGGATGCGCTCCCGGAACCTGACCGGCTCCAGTCCCGCCTCGGCCATGCGTGCGTAAATCCCGCCTGGTCCTGGTCCGGTGTAGGCGACGGAGGGCACGGTGTGGACGACGGCCAGTGGCAGGTAGGAGGTGGCCAGCTGCACGATCCGGTCGTCCACGGCGAACCTGCGGACGCGGGCCAGCACACTCACACCCTCGGGCAGTGCGAACGCCTCGGCGGCCCACGGCGGGGCGGGGACCTCGCTGACCTCGACGTGCACGACCCGGACCCGGTCGCCAGTGTCGGCGTCCTGGATGGCATGTCCTGCGCCCCAGTGGGATTTGGCGAGCCGGCCTGGTGAGGAGCGGACGATCCGGGCGAACGAGCGGACGTAGAGGCCGCGGCCGTGATGGGAGACGATCACGCCTTCAGCGCGGAGCAGATCGAGTGCGCGCGTGACTGTCCCGATCGGGACCTCGTAGCGGGCGGCCAGGTCGCGGACGGTGGGCAGCCGGTCGCCTTCGACGAGGCGGCGGGCGGTGATGTCCGCGCGGATCGAGTCCGCGATCAGGCGAAATGCAGGCTCGGCCATACCGCCAGGGTACCCGCAGTGTCCGGTACACAAAGTGTTCCAGCGGAACAGTGGTGGAGTGTTCCGCTACCTATCGGCTTGAATGAGCGTTAGACATCGAGACGGGCCACTCGGCCCCTGGCTCGAAACCCATCGCGTGCCGGGTCGCGCGCACTCTCACTCTAGTCGCCGCATCCCCGGCACCATCTCCCTCCACCGAGGTGTGGCATGGATGTAGCCCTAGGACTGCTAGCTCTGGCTGTGGTGACGCTGCTGACGGTCATCTGCCACACGCGCTACCGGGCCACCCGCCGCCGACCGCGGCTACGCCCGCGTGCTGACGGGGAGCCGCTGGGCCGGCGCATCGACGAGGCGACCGCGGCGATCAGGCGGAGGCAGTGGTGACCGTCATCGAGCTGGTCCTCACCCCACGCCACCCTGGGGCGGCAGAGGCCGAGCGGCTGCTGTGCGATTCGGCCTTGCGTCGCAGGTGGGATGACTCCGACGAGGTGTGCCAGCGGCTGCTGGCCTGGCTGCGGGAGGAGCAGCGGTGACCGAGCCCTACGTCCGGCATATCGCCGACCACGAGACCGGCGCTGGTGACCACACCCAGTGCGGTATCCCGATCCCCGCCGATGCGCAGGATGTGACACTGCGGACCAGGCCAGCCGTGTGGTGTGAGGTGTGCACACAGCGGTGGTCGGCGTATCTGGCGAAGCGGCAGCGGGGCTGACTCCCGTCCGCGCGAGGTGAACGCGAAAAAAGCCCCCGCACTCGGCGGGGGCTTTAGTCATTGAGGGGGGCTAAGCCGATTGGAGTTCGTGAGCCTTCTGATCTTTGACCACGAACTGCGGCCACCCCTGCGTGTTAGCGCCGGCGGCGTGAAGCGCGGTTCTCAGGTCGATCAGATAGCTGGCTAGTGCCTCGTCGAAGGTCTCACCTTCGGCAACTGTGCCGAAGTCGGCCATCTTTTCGCGTAGGCGGGCGGCGAGCGTGACCTCGCGTTCGATGTTCTCCAGTTGCGCTAGCACCTGGTTCAGGAACGCCTCGAAGTCGTCCTCCGTGCTCTCGGCCGGGCCAACAAACCACATCTCGACAGAGATGAGATAGTCGTTCATCAGTCCTCCTTCCAACACGTTTGCTTGCGGAGTTGCCGTTTCACGATCTGAAAGGTGCCGGATCGCGATCTTGGTGTCGTCGAAACGACCAACATACATCGCCGCGGGCAGGGGCACCTCAGTCGAAAGTGCCTATCTCCACCTCCGTCTACCAGCCACCTCTTACTCTCCAGTGCTGTGAGCAACTGCTCGTATTCGCCGTATCTGTGACGCGGGCGTGGCAATGGCTAAACGCCCTTTCTTTCCTGAGGTTACCGTCGCACGGGTTCCTCGTTTGCGGCTAGTGACATAAGGCAGTCATCTCATCACGAGCAGGTACATGCCACTGTCGGATCAACGACAATTAATGTCACGATGGTGCGGCAGTTCCCATTCGATCACGAGTCCATGCTACTGAAGCTCCGCCCGTACCTCGGCGCTATCCGCCAAGTGGCCTCCTATTCGACGGCGGCCGCGGCCGGGGCGCGACGCCTGCCATTTGTCCAGGCTGCTCTTGAGCCAGTACGGCTTGCCGAAGCCTTCGTCGATGCCGTCAGGGGCAGGAGCGCGGCCGTCTGCGACGTAGTCGCGCCACGTGGACGGCCGTATGCCGAGGTGGGCGGCTGCGGCGTTGTTGCCGAGTCGTTCTGCCATACCCCCACTATACGGCACTCCCGCCGTATTAAGTGTCAGCAAGTTTACAGCGATTCCGCCGTAAGCTTCTTGGTTTATACGGCACTTCTGCCGTAAACTAAAACCATGACGAAGATGACCCTGACCGACCCGGAATGGACCCTCACGGAAACCGCCCGCGGATTCGCCGATGACGAGACCCCGACCGTCGCCCGCGCCGCAGCCGACGCCGTGTACGCCTGGCTCGTCAACAACACCGCCCAGCGGTTACCCGGCTGGGCCTACGCCGACGGCTCGTTCACCGGACCGGCACGGGCGGACGCACTCGACGCGGTCCTGAGCCTGATCGTCGAGGCCAACGACCACGTGATCGGCTGGCTGCCCGAGCTGCGCACCGAGTGCGCCTGACCGACATAGAGAGACCGGGCCACCCGTAGTAGCCCGGTCTCCCCTACACCGTAGAGGAGACCGCCATGATCGACCCCACCTATCGCGACGATCCGCGCCTGTGGGCCGGCCACCCGCTCATCGACGAGGCTGAGGCTGCGCTGCGTGCCCTGGGCGCGGTGACCCTGGCCGACGCCCGCGACGCGCTGCGCATGCTGACCTACAGCGCCGAGCTGTCCGACCGGGAGCGCGGCGCACTGCTCGACCGGTTCGCGCCCACCCTCGTCATCACCCGCGGTCTGCCTGGATCCGGCAAGAGCACCTGGGCACGAGCCTGGGTGGCCACCGACCCGGCGCGGCGTGCCCGCGTCAACAGGGATGACATCCGGGCCATGCTGCGGCGTGGTCCGTGGCCGCATGGCGATGTCGACGCTGAGGCGATGGTGAGCGTGATCCAGCACGCGGCAGTATCTGCGCTGCTGTCTCACGGCTACGACGTGATCATGGACGACACTCATCTGACCGCCGAGCGGGTCGCGGAAGCGGTCGCACTAGCGGCCACGGCCGGCGCTCGCCTGGAGATCGTCAGCTTGCTCGACGTGCCGATCGAGATCTGCATCGCCCGCGACCTCGCCCGATCCCAGCCCGCACCCGACGACGCCCGGCCCGAGCCGGTCGGCGCCGACCGCATCCGGCAGATGTGGGCGGAACACCAAGCCGAAGCCAGCCCGCGATGACCGCGACCACGGACCGCACCCTCGCCGAGCTGGACGCCGACCACGAGTCGGTGCTCCCGGAGACAGCGGGCGACCTCCAGTCGGCTGACGGCGGCGCGGAGGCGACCGACGAGCCGGATCGCCTCCTCATCTTCCTGCCCCCGGTCGGCAGCCTCCTGCCTGCCGGTTCGGTCGACGACCTTGATCTGATGCTGCTGCCGATCCCCCAGCGGATCGCCGAGGTTGCTCGCCGAAGGGCGGCCGCCGAGCAGTACGCCCGCCAGGCCACCGACTACATCGGACGGCTGCTCTGCCATCCGGCATGGGGGGAGGCGACCCAGCAGGAGATCGCCGACCGGCTGTCGGTACTGGGCTACGGGGTGACTGCTGACGCGATCGGCAAGCAGCAGCGGGCGCACCGGCGCCGCCAGGCGGTCGGACCCCCGCCGACCGGCGACCGGCCCGCCGTCGAGGAAGCCCCAGCGGAGCCGACCGCCAGTCACCCCGACGAGGACATCGACGCGGCCTTGACCGACCTGTGGTCAGACGCGACGTGAGAGAGGATGAGCCGGTGCATCTGTGGGAAGTGAGTCGGCCGATTGTGGCTGACGACTCGGAAAATCTGAACCGCTGCGCGAGCTTCGCCGATCTCAGGTCACGGATAGACGCCCTTGCGCCAACGCTCAACCAGGTATACGCCTGGGAGTGGTACGACGCCACCCACCCGCTCCACGACGGCTTCTTTATGGCAGGGGAGGATCGGGACGAGCAGGTGTTCAACGTCTTTCTCCTGACGTCCAGCCGCCGAATCTGCTACCAGTGCCCCATCGACTACCGGCAGGAACGCGAGGTGCTGGAGTGGCTGCGCGGGCCGCGGATCCTTGGCGCGTTGCGGCAGGCGTGGGCGCCGCTGCTCAACGACTAGTCAGCCGCTTAGTCCTCAGCGTCGATGAGGTCGCCGTGCATGCCCTGACGCAGGAGCAGCGCGGCGACCTCGTCACTGGACGGCGATGCATCTCCGGCTCATGTCGCCTAGCTGACACTTATGTATGTTGCGTATGTTACGGAGGATGGGTTAGGCTGTAGGCACAAGCAAGAGAGGGAGGTCCAGATGAACACCGCGCAGGCAGCCGAGAAAGTCCAGGTCAGCGTCACGACCGTTCGCCGCTGGTGTCGGACCGGCCGCATCCAGGCCGTTAAAGCCGGTCGCGCATGGGTCATCGAGCCCGCCTCCCTCCCCACCGCCGAGGAGCACGCAATGATCAAGCAGGTGGAAATTAAGACGCGCCGCAAAGATTGGCGCGGCACCGAGCACGTGACCACCCACATCCGCTGGCAGATCGAGGGCACCGTCGCGGTCATCACGCAGGAGCGGGGGCCGTACGGCAGCATGCCGCGGCTGACAATCGAGGCCGGAGACCAGACGGTCACGGTCATCGGGGATCTTGGCGGCGCGGTTTACAAACCGGAGATGCGCCCCGTGCAGGTGGGTGACCGGGTGCGGGTTAGTGCTTCCGAAGAGCTGCTGCCGGACGGCGAGTACTTCGGGGAAGCATTCGAGCAGCTGTGATCACAATGCAGCCGCGTCGGGATGAAGCTGAGATCCCGACGCGGCTGCGTGGGGAATCCATAACCGCCATTTCGCAGACAGGACAAGACATCATGGCCCGCATCGATATGAAGTCGACCGATATCCAGCGGGGGTGGCGCGACATGCTTAACGCGATCATCCGCGGCGACGAGGTGGTCATCACCCACTACGGCCGGCCCGTGGCGCTGGTTAGCCCCTACGAGCCGGAGGAGACGCCCTCAGTCGACCCGGACGCCGGAGCGACCACAGAGTTCGGCAACTGGCACCTGCTCATGGGCGATAGCTCAGATAACCTGGAGGACTACGTCGCTCTGGCTGGCATCACCGACGACGGCTTTGAGGTCGCCGCGGTTGTCGAGGAGTTTCGGCAGGCCGTGGCTTCGGTGCTGCCGGATGGGGTCACCCTCCACGGCGAGATGATCTACGGCCCGTATGACGGGACGGAGGCATGGCACGCTGCCGTACCGGAGATTCGGCAGGCCATCGGCGAGATCGACCTGTGGGGGATCGCTGCGAAGCACGACCGCTCCGCACGTTCTGTCGCCTAGCTGACACTTATGTATGTTGCGTATGTTACGGAGGATGGGTTAGGCTGTAGGCACAAGCACGGGGGATTGAAAACTACACAGAGGGAGTCCAATGGACGCCATCAAAGAGACCTGGGCATACGTCCGGATCTACTGCCGCCTGGCCGAACAGCTCGCAACGCCCCGCATCGGCGGGGACTGGTACCGAATGGACCCGCGGGTCACTCCGGAGGTCGCCGCACAGTGGGCGAGCCTGGGCTACTACCCGGCCGAGGCCCGGCCGCTGATCCTCACGGGGGTCACGCCCGAGATGGCCGCCGAGGTCGAAGCCGTCGACCGAGGCGACCTCAGCCCGGAAGCCCACGCGGCGCAGGTGCTCGACCTGCTCGTACAGCGGGGTCTGACCATCCGGCAGCCCGACCAGCAGTAGCCAAGACACAGGGAGGGTGGCCGGCATGGCCAAGAAGGACGAGAAACCCAGCGGCGACAACCACCAGGGCTCCCAGCAGGAGCCGCGCAAGCGGGCCGAGGCGGGCATCTGGGAGCGACAGCCGGACGGCACGCTCAAGAAACTGACCGGCCAGTAATAAGACGCCACCCCGAGATGCTGGTATCACCTCGGGGTGGCTCCCCAACCATAGAGGGAGCCACATTGAAGATCGAAGCCCTGACGCTGGAGTACGGCGACCCCCGCTACCGGGCACTCGTCGACCCCCTACGCGATGACATCGGTCTCGCCTACGACATGCTGCGTGACGCTGAAAGCCGGCTCGACGACCGTCCCGGCGACTGGATGGTCATCGCGACCGTCGACGGCACACCGGCTGCATGGCGTCTCCTGCGCCCCACCCTCCGCTGGGACGGCGAGATCGGCGGCCTTCGCGTGGTGATCCTGGTGCGTAACGCCTACGTCCGCCGCGGCTACCGGCTTGACGACATCGGCACCGACGTCTACGAGCTGGTCCACGACACGACACAGCCCCTCATCACCAGACTCGGCGTGATGGCGGAATCGTGGGTGTACGAGCACCCTCGAAAGCTCATGCTCGCCGACGGCTGGCAGGACATGCCCGGCCAGCACGGCATCAGCACCGTCATCCCCGACGACCACCACGAGTGGTGGGGCATGAAGTGGATGCCGAACCCGATCGGCTGACATGACAAAATCGCCCCGTCCGGCTCGCAACAGCCGGACGGGGCGCACCCAAACGCGAGAGGAACCCGACCATGAAAATGCACCAGGCAGCCATATTGACCGAGATCGCCCCCGATGCGACCTACGAAGTCGGCGTCTACGAGATGGCCGACGACCTGTCCGGCACAGGGCAGGACATGACGGGCGAGATGGCGATGGGCGACGCCGACACCGGCGTGCCTGGACGGGACGGCACCGAAGCGGCTGGCGAAGCGGCAGACCGAATCCTGTCTGAGCAGGGCTGGTCGCGCACTGAAGACTGGGAGTTCGGCGACACCGGTATGTACGCCACGGTCGAGCGCGCCGCCGCCGACTGACACGACAGAACCGCCCCCGCCTGCCTCACTCCGAGGCGGCGGGGGCGGACTGTTTGCGCCAGTACGTCGGCGAGAGCTTGCACAGCTGGCATCCCACCACCAGCGGAGCCCCGGCTTTCGGCGCCCACGACCCCCGGCCACAGCACACCGCCTCGGCGGGAGGTGCGACAGGATCAGCGGGACGCGGATCGGATGGAGACGGCATACCGGCGAGCCTGGCAGACCAGGACCGGATACGAAAGAGCGCCCCACCCGGCTACGTGCCGGGTGGGGCGCAAATCGCAAAGAGGCCCGGCCTCGGCCGGGAACCACCCGTCTCACGGACGTGCGGTGCGATCAGATCGCAATGAGGACTGGCGAACCAGTGCCGTCACACTACCCCGTCGCCGATTGGTCGCCAACCCCCTCCTGCCCGTGCTGCCGGATGTAGCGGCGCAAGCCGCGTTCCAGGATGGGCCGGGCCACGTCGGTGATGGTTTCGCCGCGCGCCTCGGCGATCGCGGCTGCCTCATCCCAGACCGGGCCGACTCGCAGGTTGCGCTTGGGGGTCACGCCGGTGGCGGGTCTTCCTCTGCGCTTCTTCTCCTCGCTCACGCAATAAATGTACCACACCTATTCTTGCCAAGTCGTCTTTAAGTGTGGTACATTTATTCCGTTGAAGCGCCACCCCTCACCCAGGAGAAGCCATGAGCCGCAACATCTACCGCGTCACCCTCACCGACGACCAGGCATTCCTGATGGCCTTCGACCCCACCCGACCCGAGGTCGGCGTGTCGTGCAACTGGTCGATCAACGACAGCTACGACCCGGACCGCTGGGACAGCACCCAGTACCAGTCGGCCAACTTCGCCGGAGGCGGCTACCTCGACGAGCGCGCGGCCGCGCAGGCTATCGCGCGGGACTACGCCGAGGGCGACGACGACTGCACCGAGATCGACACCATCGTCGTCCTCAAAGGGTCCGACCTCAACAAATACCGCGAGCCCTGCCGCGCCTGATCCTCATTGCGGCATAGCATCGATGCATGCCGCTCACAGCCCGACAGACCACACAAGCGGTGCGGCTCTACCGCAAGGGCCGCACCCTGCGCGAGATCATCGACGAACTCGGCATCCGCCACAGCAAGACCCTCTGGAAAGCCATCCACGGCAAAGTGCCCACCCGTCGACGCGGGCCACGGGGACGCGTCGACATCCCCGATACGGAGATCCTGCGATTGCGCGGCCTCGGCTGGTCCTACCGCCAGATCGCCGCCCGCCTCGGCATGTCCAAGACTGGCGTCCGCAACCGCCACCTGCTGGCCGAGCGCGGCATCCGGCAGCGAGGCTAGACCGCAACCCCCATCTCGCAATGAGCAGAAGCGCCCGCTCTCCTACGGGAAAGCGGGCGCTTCTATCAGCGAAGGGCGGGGGCGAGCCCCGCAGCATCGTGCTCAGGCTGGCACGTCGAAGACGACCACTCCTCAATGAAGGGCGGGACAGTTAGTCCCGCGACGGGATTACCGGGACGCTGGGCGCCACCCGCAACCAAACCTCAATGAACAACGAACTGTCCCAGGTTAGCACTCCGACGCGCTCGTAGCGTCCCCCGGCCGGAGGATGCCCTCAGCCGCCAGCCGCTCCTCGACGATTACCCGGACGGCGTCAGCCTCGACCGGTCGCCCGCGCCTGCGGTCGACGTCCGGCCGGCCCTCAGCCCACCGGGCGAGACCGGCGCGGACTTCGGGGTCCAGGCGGACTGCGACCCGGTCGCCCAGGCCCGGACGGCCGGGTCGGCGTGCGGCCTGGCTCACCGCAGCGTCCGGGCGATCGCCGCCGCCAGGTCGGTCAGCGACTCACCCTCGTAGATCATCGCCTCAGTGTCGTCGGCGTACCGTGCGGTGGCGGTGATCCAGCCGTCCTCTGCACCTACGCATATCTGGGTGCAGTTGGTCTCGATGGTGATTTGGCCGTCGGGCTCAATCTCTGCGTCCGCCGTGACTCCGGCAGCGGCGAGCGCGGCGTAAAACTCGGCTGAGATCTCGGGCCTCATCTCGGGCCTCGGCTCGGCGTGGCGGGTGTCCTGGCCAAAGATGGTGGTCGTGATCGGCATTGCGGCTGCTCCTTCGGGTCCGGGCCACTCCCTGCGGCCGTACACCCAGAATAAACGACGCCGTTTATTAGCGCAAGGGGCAATAGCAGAAGCGCCCGCCCTCTTCGGAGGGCGGGCGCAGGGTGACCGAGCCCTAGGGGGACATAAGAGCCGGGGTCAGCATGCCGCGCCCGGCGAGCACCTTGCGTCGAATGAAGTCCACTCCGGACGGATAGACCCGGGTGGTGTGGGTGACGCGGCGTCGCCCGTCTGCGCCCTCGAAGTGCTGGGCGACGACGTGGAAGTGCTCGAGGTGACGCTGATAGGGGACGTTGTTCTTCTCGAGCACGCCGAGTTCCCGCAGCCGCTTCATCAAATTGTTGCGCCCCAGCCCGGTCTCGGCATGCAGCATCTTGGCGACCTGCTCAAAGGAGTAGGTGCCGTCCGCGTCGAGGAAGACGTCGTATGCCTCCGCCTTCGGCTGGGTGATCCCCAGCGCGGCCTCCGCCCGGTCGGCCCGGTCAGCTTCCTCGATGACCATCAGGGCCAGCTCGCGGTTGGTGAGGGGCCGCCGTGGAGACGGGATCAGGGCCGCGGCCTCCGCCTCGCGGGTCTTGACCGCGAAGTAGGTCTGCGCCCCAGCGATCTCCGGCTTACGCGGGTCGCCGTTCATTGCCAGCAGATAGGCGCCGTAGCGGGTGAGCCGGTAGTCAACCCGACCACCTGCGCCCGGTGTCCACTTCGTCCCAACTTCCTGGAGCCGGGAAGCATGCTGATCAGGGTCGAGGCCGGAGTTACGCGCCGCCGCACGGGCGCGCGTGATCACTTCCTCGAAGTTCTCCCACTTGACGTAGCCCATGACGGGCATCAGGGAGCGGGCTAGCCACCACTCTCCGGTCTCATCTTCACAACGAAGTTGATCGAGAGTGTTGGCCACAAGGTTCAGTTGGTGCATAGTTGTGGGGTTCCCTTCGGTAGAGGGGTGAAGCTGGCGAGGCCACCTAAATCTGCTCGTCAGCCAAGGCATCGGTCCGGGACGGCCGCCGCTGGGTAGGCAGGCAGCCGACCGGGCCGTTTTCATGCCCAAGAAATTCTCTCACCTCCGGGTGACATCGCTAAGGTGACAACACCGGAACGCGCAGAAGCGCCCGCCCTCCGAAGAGGACGGGCGCAACGCTGGACAGGTCGGGGCCGGCATCTCGCCGCCGCTGGGACGGATGTCACGCAGCACGCAACTACCGGAACCCCCGCACCTGCCTCCAGTCTACCGCCGAAGCTCCGAGTCGGGCGGTCCGTGGACTACCGCTGCCGCCGCAGTGAGCGGTCGCGGGTCATGGGACGGGGTGATCTGGTTGCGGGCGATGAGCATCAGCACCGCCGACACCCCAGCCGCGATCATCGACACCTGTTCCTGCGTCGCATCCAGCCCGAACTCGGCCAGAAGCGCCGCGCCCGCGCCGATGAGACCAGTGAAGATGGTGGGCGCCCACGGCCGGGTGTGCACGGCAGTCCACGTCGTCGCGCCTACCGTCAGGAGCGCGACGATACCTGCGGACAGGCCATCGTTGATGGGCAGCCCGAAACCGACGCCGATCATGAGGAAAATGCTGATCGCGTTGATCCACAACGCGGGGTCGCGGCCGAACCACGGCCGGTTCTTCGTGGGTGTGGTCATAATGGCCCTCCTCGAGGGATTGAAGGAAAGAATCAGTCATGGGCCTGCGCCCACACGCGGGTGCGCATGCACCCTCGGCAGGTCACCCCAGCCCGGCTACGGGTGGAGGTGACCGTCTGCGACTCCCAGCGGCAGCCGACACCACAGGCATAGCCAGCACCCACACGCCAGTGCACAGCCACGGTCGGCACCCCCCCGCCCCTTGATCTCCCCAGGTCAGGCATGGCGGCGGCGAAAGCTAGTCCTTTCGGCGCTGGGCGCGGATCAACGCCACCACCCGCCACCAGATCGCCACCGTGAATAGCGCAAACATGGTCATGGCAACCAGCTCCCGACCAGGGAAGTCGCCGAATATCCGCACCGTCAGCGACAACCCCAAGATGATCGTCTCGCAGCCGGCGAAAATCATCGCGTTACGGCCTACGTCCGATCGCCACCAGCGTGCCGTCGTCGCATAGAAGACGACGAACGTCAGCCCGCCCAGAAAGGCCATAGCCAGCAGCATGGTTGAGAAGATCCTCATCTCCGGTCCCTGAAACTCGCCGCCAGCATCTCGGCGAAATGGTTCGCGTCTCGGATCTGCCGCAGTTGGTCAGCCAGCGAGTTCACCTCGGCGTCCTTGCGCTTCGCGTCATCCAGGCGTTCCTGTGCCGCCCGAAGCGCCTCTGCTTCCTCCGCCTTACGTCGGCGCGACCACGGCCACCTCATGGCACCGAGTCCCGTGCCGACGGAATGGCCCGGACGATGCCGACTGTCACCTCGCCCGCGAGACCCATGAGCTTGTCGCGCTGCGCTTCGACCTTCTCCAGCGCCGCCGACAGGCGGTCGATCTCTGCCTGCTTCGCGGCGATCTCCCGCTCGTGGGTCCGGGCGGGGATGAGCCGGCCGGTCAGCACCATCCAGATCGCAGCGAGAACCACCGTGCCAATCCCGACCGGGCCAGCGAACGGCTCCAACTCCGGCCACACGTCACTACCCCTGCGGCGCCGCGTCGCCGCCGCGCAGCCCGTCCAGCTCGGTCTCCAGCGAGGCGATCCGGGCGTCCCTGTCCCGCAGCGCCTGCTGCATAACCTCCGCGAGCCGGGCCATCTCGTCTTGGTGCACCTCGGTGATTTGCGCTTTGACCTCGGTCACCCGGTCGTCGATGCGGGACAGGATCGCCGCAGCGTCCACGTCTCCGCCGCCCTGGCGGACCATCTCGGCCAGCGCTTCGACGGTGGCCGACAGCGCGGCATCGCGGGCCTGCTCGGCGGCGATACGGGCCTGCACATCACCCAAAGTGGCCGCCAGCACGTTCCTCTCGCCCTTGAGGGGGCCACCTATCACGGTAGGCCGATTGTTGATCAGCGCTTCGAGGCGCCAGATCAGTGCGTCGAAATCTTGCTGATTGACAGCCATGTCGTCTCCACTTAGGACATCCGCCACTCGCCGACGGAACACGTTCATGTCGAAGCCGGGATCGGACTTCTCGCCCGGCTGATGCTCGAAATGGCCACCGACACGTGACACCGCCACGTCGTAGCCAGACGCCTTGTGGGCGACCAGCGCGGCCACGCCGCGCACATACGACTCGTACTGAAGCGCAGTCCACGGCTCGCCTTTGGCATGCTGGGCTTCGATACCGAGCAGCGCATCGTTGCCGTAGCCCTTGTTCGGGCCGGCCCAGCCGGTTTTGTTGTGGTAGCAGGTGCCCGACGCCACCACATGCCACGCACCGGACCTGGACAGGTACAGCTGCGCGATCGGCGGATTCGCGGTCGCCGACCCGTTCAGCAGGACGCCGATTTCACCGGCATCCGTGGACCGCAGGCTGCCCTGCGTTTCGTGGCAGGTGATGCCACGGACAGGACCATAGGTATCCGAGCCTCGAGTTTTCCAGCCGGACACCTCGTGCACAGTGAGTCCCGCGGCGCGGAGCACGTCAGCGAGCCAGAGCAGACGCATCACGCCTCCTCTCGGGTAGGCGGGTTGGGGAAGCCCCTACGGTGTCGGGGTGATAGTGGCCTGGGCGCCCGCATCGCCGCTGCCAGGATGCTGTTTGCGACCCACCACGTTGATGAAGTTGGCAGCGAAGTAGTCCATGACCTCCTGCATGACGTCGTCCCAGTCGGCCTCGGACGCGTAGCCGTAGGTCGTGGAGATCCGGAAGTTGAAGGCCACCGTCCCGGAGCCCACCACCCGCTGGGCTTCGAAAATGTAGGCGGCGCCGCCGCCGTTCATCAATTCCATTGTGCCGTAAGGCATTTTTCTCCTAAGAGATCTCGTAGGTGCCGTTGAAAGACAGAGCGTCCGTGTTGCCAAAGGCGAACGGCGAGTTGTTGAGGATGCGGCCGGACACGGGCTTGAATAGCTCGACAGTGCTGCCGCCAGCTGCCGCTATAGCGAATCCCTCATACTCCAGAGTCAGGGTGTCAATCATGCGCAGCGGGAACACGAAAGGCATTGTCGGGACACCGATCGGCGGAAGCCCGAACGACCAGAACGCCCCCGCCGTGCCATAGGTCGTAGTGGAGCCCGCCGTGAGTGCCACGACGAAATCCACCGTCTTACCGACCTTGCGGTACCGGCCGGACAATGTGCCGTTGCCTATCGCCACACTGCCTGCCGAAGAAGCCCACGTGGGGGTGTACGCCGTCCAGGCCAGAAGGTGAGAGTTGTGGTCGTCGGCCAAGATGATCTGACCTGCGGCCACCGTCGGCACCGTGCTCATCGCATTCCTTTCACAGCGCGTATCGGTCGGGACGCCACAGCCGCACCTGTCCCCCGGCAGGCAGAGGCTTGTCGATGCCATCCGCGAGCCGGGTCACCGTGAACCGCTGCGGATTGGGGACAGACAGGTCATCCCAGCTGATCACCGGGTCGGTGTTGGTGTTGCCGGTGACCCGGCTCGCGCGCACCCCGGCCGAGGTGTGACCAGACAGTGAGCTGTCCGTGGTCGTGTACCGCCATCCGGGCTCGGCGTCCGTCGGTCTCCATGCGGTGGCGCGCAGCGTCGTGCCCGAGATCTCGGCGGCCAGGTGGTAGCTCGCGCCAGCGACGTGCGTCCAGCCGGCGATGGTGGCCGACGTGAGCGTGGTGAACACCCCGCTGACGACGCGCTCCACGAGCAGCGTCACGGCGCCCGTGGTCTCGATGCGCAACCCAGCAACGTAGTGATTGGACATATCGGCGAATCGCAGCACCAAGCTCACATTGATGCCCGCGCCGGTGGGCAGGACCGGCACGGTGACCCGCGCCCTGAGATAGTGATTGGCCGAGCCGGTGTCGAGTACCGCCCGGCGTGAGACGTTGGCCGTGGTCAGCGTCATCGTGCCGGCCGACCCATTGACGTCGTAGTCGTCTGGGATCGTACCGCCAGTGAAGGCGTATGCGTGGCCAGAATCCGATGTGCCCCAACCGTTGGTGACCGACCGGGTGAAAGTGTCCGTTGCGGCAGAAGCAATCGCGGACACGGGCAAGCGAATGCCGGAACAACTCGCGTCGAGCGGAAACGTCGGCGCGCTGGAGCCGGTAACCCACAGCGCGTGATCCAATGCGGCGTGAACCAGCAACGTGGTGTCATCGGCGTCCACTCCGGACACAAGCGTGGAGTGCGCGGAGTCGTACCGGGAGACCGCAGATGCCGCGCCATACACTCCGATATCGCGATACGTCGAATAGGGCACGACGTGGGGTCTCCATAGCCACTCGCGTGCGTCCATGGATGCGGTCCAGCCCACGATTAGCCCGTCGATGCCGCCCGGGGGGTGGGTGCCGGGCAGCGCCGACTCGGGGATCATCAGCCGCGCGCCGGGCCGGATGGTGAGCACCTGCTCAGCCTGGGCCGCCGCTGCCCGGTTGCGCATATTGATCGGCACTGCGGGGTAGCGTGGCTCGGGTGCGAGTCCCTTGTGGAGCCGCCACTGTGCGTCGCCTGGCAGCTGATCGTCGGTCGCAACGTTCACTATGGGTGTGTCGCGCAGCGTCGCACCAGTGCGGGCAATATGCTCGTCATCCTGGGCGGTAGCGCTCCCACCGCCAGGGCGTGATGAAACGACGAGATTTCGCACATGACGGTAGTCCCACGTCGTGGGCAGATCATCCCCGGACACCGCCGCGATGGTGGCTTCCGGCTCCAGCCGGTAAAGCGCGGTACGGGTGACATAGGTGAGCGCACCATCGATGCCGCCATCGCCCGCCAGCCCCTGATCGGCAAGTTCGCACTCGGCGAGCAGTACAGGCAGCGTGGCGGGCCGCTGTGGCCCCATCAGGGTCGATGTCGAGCCAGTAATACTGATGGCCAGGCCCTGCTCGCGACACAGCCGCTCCGCCCGCTCGTGTGCCTGCTCTCCATCCCAGGCTTTCAGCGCCAGGATGTTGTGCACTGCCTCTTCGTCGGTAAATGCCGGATCGACCCATATGCCCAGGTGCCCATAGCTGGGCAGTCGGGGATTGCCGTTGACCCGCACCGAGGAAATCGAGCCGCCGCGGCCGACGAAGTCTGGGCCGCCGATGATGTTGTGGGTTGCCTCAGTAGCCAAGCCGACGTACACGCTGTGTTCCCCGACCGCCGGCCCATAGTCGTTTTCCCCCAAGGAGAGCATCGCCCACTGTCCCCACAGTTCGGACGGCGCGGGGAGCGTTCCCCCAGATCCCAGGCTTCCTTGCATGGTCTCAATTAGCACCCCGGCGCTGTTGTAGCCCCAGACCTTAAGTGCCGCAAGGCTTGTATCGAACGTGTTGAGGAAAACGCGCCATCGGGCGACAGCGCCTCCGGTGGTGAACACGTCGATCAGCTCAGTGTCGGTGCCCGGTACAGCCGGGAACGTGGGAGCTGTGGGGATTTTCAGCGCCACCTGCACCCACCAGCTGCCCGTGAAGGTGTAGGCCCGGACCGGGAAGGCAGCCGAGCCTGTGGCGCTGAACGTGGGCAGGGGGCTGGAACTTATCAGTGTGCTGTCTGCCGCGAACGTCACCCCGGTCGGGAAGACGCTCATGCCGTCGGGAAGAGCGCTGGAAAACCGTGAGGCATCCGATCCGTCTTCCATCGGCCAGTACTCGAGTGGGATGTAATCGCCTGGCGCGATGCCGGACATGGATCGGTACAGGGCAGACCGCAGCGGATCGTCACCTAGGCCGATTTGCCCCCACAGTCCGATCGCGGTCAACCGCATCCGCGAGTCGCTACCCTGCGGATAGTCGGCGACCAGCGAAACGATCCGGCCGTCGAACAGCACTGCCGGGTCCGGCAGAATGTCCAACACCGACAGTCGCAGGCGGACGCCGCGGCCGATGTGCGAGTACCATGGCGACAGAGGATTACCCTCGGTCAGCCAGCCGTCCGCATTGCCTAACGTCACGTCAAGCGTTGAGGTCTCCGGCTGGATCGCCCCCGGCGACCGCCCCACCGACAGTCGCACCTTGTCCACCGCGCGGGCCCGCGCGGTGACATCCACCATCACGCCGTCGATTTCCAGCTCGACCCGGAACACCAGAGGCTCAGCGGGGTCATACGGCACGACTGCCACCAACCCCCACAGCAGGATTACGACCAAGCAGGCCCAGCACCTCATCGCCTCCCCAGGACTTTCTGGACGTCGCCGCCGCGGAGTTCGATCTCGTCCCGCAGCCCCGACAGCACCCCCGTGCCCTGCACTTGAACCCGGCCGTCCACGCGCACGGTCAGCGTGATCGCGCCGACGCCTCCGCCAGCCATCCCGCCCGCTGGCATCAGCGTGTGGCCGTACCATCCAGCCGCACGATTGAGGATCCCCAGCGACCGAGACGGGTCGCCGTGCTTGGGGATGAACGCTTCACCACCCGTCGCGGGCTCGGCGAACGCATACCGTGCGGGGCCCTGCGGGCTGTAGACGGCAGCGTCTCTGAGCAGTCCGGTTTCGGCATGCTCGGTGATGCCACCCCAACGGCGGGACAGTGCCCAGCCTGCGATGGACAGCGCGCCGCCGAAGGGCACCAGCCGGCCGAGCAGGCCGAGAAGGGTGCGCATTTGGCCAATCACGTTCCCCAAGCCGTTGGCTTGCACCGTCGTTGCTACCTGAGACGGCATCCGCGCGTAGGTGTCGATCAGCTCTTGAGCCTGCTGCTTAGTGAGGCCCTGCTGAATCAGCGCTACGCGGAGCCGAGCGATGTACTGCTCGTATGCCGCCGATGCCTGTGCGATGGAGCCGGTTTCGTTGTAGCGCGCCTGATATGCCTCAACGGCGGCCTTGGCCATTGCCAGCAGGTTCTCTTTGTTCTCGCGGCCCTTATCCGTATTGACGTCTAGCGTCCGGCCGTTTTCCCTGAACCCGTCGGTCAGCTTGTCGAGAGCATCCTCGACATTTATTTCCGCCTCGGCCCACTCGTGGGCCGCACCATTGAGCGACTCGAAGATCTCTAGAATCTTCTTGCCCGCCGCTTCGGCTGAGAGCATGCCTTCGGCCATCAGCTCGGCATTCTTTGCGGCGCGGGCCTCGGCTTGTGCCATACCCGATGCCGACTTCTCGGCATCGGCAATCGCCTGCGTCGCTGCGGGTAGCCGCTTGGAAAATTCGTCCCAGGATAGTCCTGATTCCTGCGCCAACCTCGTCATCGCGATGCGGGCTTCATCCAGCTTGCCCTGCTGGACCAAGCCGACTATGGCCTGATCCATCGCGCGGATATTCTCGGACGCGCGACTGAACGACGCGCCGATGAGCAGTTCTTCGACCTGCCGAAACACCGGAATCGTCGACTCGAACGACCGGGCGAAGCTTGACACGGCATAGCCGTCACGCTCGAGGTCGCGGGCGAAAGCATGCAGATCACCACCGGCGATCCTGCGGAGTTCGCCCGTGCGGGCACCGGTCTTGCCCAATTCCTCCAGCGACTTGGTGAGCCGGTCCACCTCTGCGGCCGGTTCGTCAAACGACGACAGCGCGGCCTGGGCAACCATGAGCGCGGCGAAGCCGAGCGCCGCCTTCGATGCGTGCTTTCCGGCCCGGTCCAATCCGGCCGCCGCGCGTTCGCCAGCCGGCCCCATGGCCCGCAGTTCGGAAACCGCGTTGGCTGCACCGGAGCGCATCCTGACGAACGCGGAGAACGCCAGCAGGCCGGCGCCCGCCACGGCTGCCAGGACGACGGCTGTCCCGCTCAGCGGTGCGGGGAGCGCGCCGAATCCGGCCGCAAGCATTTCGGCCATCTGGACCAGGACCCGCAGCCCTTCATTTGCGCCAGAGCCCGACTGGATTGCCAGCGCCTCCAGCTCGCCCGTCAGCCGCTCGATATCGCCGATCAGGTTGTCGGTCTTCTGGCGCGCGGTGTCGGCAGCTGCGCCCTGGTCGTTGACCGCATCCGTGTAGTCTCGGACGCCGCGCTCGCCGATCTCGTATAGCACGTTCGCCGCGCGCACGGCGTCGGCGCCGAAAATCTGCGCCAGGGCAGCGTTGCGCTGCTCCTGTGTCATGTGGCCCAAAGCTTCGCGCAGCTCGGTCGCGAGCTTTGTTGTGCCGATGAAGTTTCCTTGCAGGTCATAAACGTCGATACCGAGCTGCTTCATGAGGGCTGCCGATTTGTCGGTCGGCGCTTGCAACATCAGCAGCATGGTCTTCAGCGAGGTGCCGGCGTCCGAGCCGATCAGCGCCCGGTCGGCGAACGCGGCCAGCGTGCCGACCGTCTCCTCCAAGCTCATACCAGCCGCGTTGGCGGCGAGACCGCCCATGCGCAGGGCTTCGCCCATCTCGTGCACGTCGGTGGCACTCTTGTTCGCCGCCGCCGCGAGGACGTCGGCGATGTGGCCGACGTCGCTGCCGCGCAGCTTGAAGATATTCATGGTCTTGGCCGCGATATCCGCAGCCTCAGCGAGATCGAGCGAACCGGCTGCGGCCAGAGCCAGGGAGCCCTTGAGGGCGCCGCCGAGAATGTCGGAGACCGCGATGCCGGCCTTCGCCAGCTCCTCCTCAGCCCTTGCCGCCTCGATCGCCGAAAAGCTGGTGTCCTTGCCCGCCTGGATCGCAGCGTCCGCCAGGTCCCGCATGCCCTGGGCTGTCGTATCGGTGACAGCATCCACCCTGGACATTTGCTGCTCGAATCGCGCTGCTGCCTGCTCCACCAGCAGGAATCCGCCCGCCAGCGCCAATCCCATGCGTCCCGCTTGGTCGGCGACCGCATCCAGCTGTCCGGCGCGGGCTGCGGCGTCCAGATCCTGCGTGAACGATCTGGTCGCCGCAGACGCTCTGCCCAAGCCTGCCGTGTAGGCGGAGACTTCGGCCATAAGCCGGATGCCGACGGTCCGTAGCGCCACCGCTCACCCCCGGCCCGGTCGGATGATCGGATGACGCCGGGCAGTGACCGATAGCTATACAGTGCCGGAGTGCAGACTGAGCCGACGGTGTTGATGCTGAAATCGGGCAGCATGGGTCGCTGGTGGCATGCCGCCCACATCTTGCTGTCGATCCTGACCGGCGGACTGTGGCTGATTGCCTACGGCTTCCACGCCCTTATTTCCGTGCTGACCCGTCCAACCATCGCGGTCGAAGTGCCACCGGGCGGCCGAGTGGAGTACTACCAGGGACACCCGCAAGTGCTCATGCCCGACGAATACCTGGATAAGCCGCTGTGGCCGCGACTCGCGCCGTGGCTCGCTGGCGGAGCCATAGCCGTGGCGCTGGTCACGATCTGGTTCCTGGCCCGCTAGCGTCGCCGCTCCACCCGCCAGAGCAGTGCCTCCGGTCGGTCCCGCTGAGCCGTGTTCTGGGCTATCGACAGAGCATCCCGAGCCAAGCACCGCACCGGAGGCGGCACAGTCCACTCGTGGGTGCCCTCTTGTGCGGCCGTCTCCCGCAGCGGATGCCCGCACCCGCAGGGGCACAGCGATGCCCGGTATTCGGACAGGGCGAGCATCCAGTCCTGTTCTTCCTCGGTCCACTCCGTCTCGCGGGTGGTGACCGAACGGACCAGCCGGCCGTCGCCGTCGTACTCGTACGTCGTCTCCTCCGCAGGCTCCCAGCCGTCAAAGCGGCGTAGCGAGATGCCCAAGCGCTCCGCCGCCTCTACTCGCTGTCGGAGCGCAGGATCTTCGAGGCGGCGGGCGAGAAAGGGATCTTTACCTGTCCGCGGTTGAGCATCCAAGCGGCATCGGACAGCTCGTTGAACTGCCTATCGGTCAGCGCCTCGTCAAGCAGAAGCGTCCAATCCTCCTCATCAAGTTCGGGCTCGACTACGCAGGCCCGGACCATGGCGGCGAAGAACGTCTCCACGTTGACGCCGACGAACTTGTCGCGGTCGTCGACGCTGCCGTCTTCGGCGCGCCGCGGAGGGTGGGCGTTCATCAGCTCGCGCCAGTCGGGGCGCTTCATCGCGCGCAGGCGGAAGTCGACGGTGTGGCCGCGCATCTCCGCACGCAACGCCTCGATCTGCTCGGCGACCGCCCGGCCACCGTCACCTGCAAGCGAGTCGTCACGCTGCTGCTCGTCTGAGCTCAGCGCCCGGTCAAGCCGTTCGAATTCTGCCTGCAAGTCGCCTCGCAGACAGACGGGGACGGTTGTCTCGGGTAGCTTCGCCTGGCGGAGCATCTTCTTGATGTCCGGCTTTCCTTTGCCGTTTTTGGTGCTCATGTCCAGCCCTTCGAGTCCAGCCCGTGAAGTGGGCGAGAGCACGGACCGGGCTGGTGGTCCGTGCTCTCGGCTCAGGAATCAGGCGGCGACGGTGGCGCGGAGCACCGGCTCGTCGTTGATCTTTGTCGGCACCTCGTACCGCGCGACCGTGTTCGCCTCTGGCGGCAGCTCACGCTCGCGCCCGCAGATGATCGGGTACACGTTGACCTTCTGGTCGGCGGCCCATGCGGTCGCCTGGGCGACATAGCGCCGGACCACGATGTAGCCGGCCGTACCCTTGGTCAGGGTGTCGTAGATGGTGTCCGTGCCGGTCTGCTTTTTGAGCCGCACCATGGTGTTCGAGAACGAATCTCGACCCACGGTGACCGTGTCGAACTCGCTGGCCAGTGAGGTCGTGTCTACGTCTGCCGTGGTCGCCTCGAACCCCACCAGTCCGTCAGCCGTCATGGTCGATTGCAGCAGGATGCCGGCGTTCAGCTCCGCCACCGTCGGGGCGCTCTTGCTGGCGATCGTTGGCACGTAGGCCACGCGGGTCTTTCCATCGACGGGGATGTCCGCCACGTCTTACTCCTTCTCTTCGGTCGCGGCGGCGGTCGTCCGTCGCGTAACTCGCGCAGTGGTGGGTGGCGTGTCATCCGCAGCGGCGGCGGCGCCAACGTCAAGGACCGGTGCGTCGGTGACGGGGGTGGCCATCGGGCGGGGGTCCTTGGTGGTGCTCTCATCGGGCGGCGGTTCGGATTGCTCCCATCCGCGGCGCAGCCATGCGTCGACCGCCTCGGCCGGGCACTGCCAGTAGCCGTCGGTGGTCGGGTTGTGCAGCCAGGTGAACTCGTCCACAGTCGCCCCCTAGTACCTGAAGAGGCGGATGGTGAACGCGGCGTCGCTCGCAGACGCGCCAACGCTCACGGTGCCCGCGACGAGGTCGACGTTGTGCCGGCCGATGAACACCCGGCGGGCAGCGCCGGCCGCGACGGTGTGGGTCGTGTAACCGTTCGCCGCAGCATTTCCCGCAGGAGTGGTGCCCGGGTCCTCGACACGGAAGTCCAGCGATCCGGCCGTGCCGTTGATGATCTCAGCGATGACGCCGCGGTCGCCGATGTCGCCGGACGAGATGGTGTCCGGCGTGCCCCATGCCGATATCTGTGTCGGCGCGGCCGGCACGATCCCGGCGGCTGTGATGGTTTGGACAGTGAGTGCCGCCATGCGGCACACCCCCTATCGGTGAGGATGTCCGCCGCACGGCGGAGAAACGTTGCGGTGAAAGGTATCGCCCGTTAGGCGGGCATGGACTCGATCCGGTAGACGTCGACCTTGTCCTGGACGGTGATGCCGGTGGACTCATCGCGCCGGACGTCGCGGCCGAGTTCTCGGCGGATAGGCCAGCATGTGCGCCCTGGCACGGTCGGGGTTACGTCGAGCACACTGGCGCCGACTTGATCGGACACGATGAGCGCTGCGTCTTCGTTCTCGCCCACGCTGTGGGTGGTCGCCCACAGCGTGTAGCGCTGGGATCCCCCGTCAAGGTTGTTGGCCTGCTCGTCGGCTGGATGCGTGTCCGAGAAGTACACAGTCACGTACGGCGGTTCGGTTCCCTGCGGCACCTTGCCCTTGAGTGGGTTCAGCTTCGGGTTCGCCCCCAGCAGCGCCATGAAGGCGTCGGAATGCGCCCGGCCGCTCATGCCCGCCCCAGCAGCCGCTCGGCCAGATCCTCCATGGCTTTGGTGAAGCGGGGCTCCTCGGCCGCACCCGCGGGACGCATATGAGGAATCGGCGGTGAGGTCGGAGACCCGTCTTCAAAGATGTTGCCCAGGTCGCCCTGTAGGGAGTCGGGCTCGTTACGCGGGCCGATCTCGCTGACCGCCGCCGTCTTGGTCTCCCATGAGTCAAAGGTGATCGAATTGACGTAGCGCGGCGTATGCGGGCCATGTGGGGCTAGTTGCCGCGCATGGGTTTTGATATTGACCGACCCCTTCTGCACCACCCGGCAAGCCTCCGGAAGCACATCCGCCGCCGCCAAATCCAACGCGATTCGGTACGCGGTCAGCTCCCGGGCATCAACAAGCATCATGTCCGCTCCTGAATGGACAATCGTCGCGATGTCGCGTGGGTCTTTGCTGGCACGTCCCGGATGTAGTACACCCTGTCCAGGAGATGCGGGTCATTGGTGGACGCGGTGATCAGCACCTCGTCGTCTGGCCGCAAGCCTTCCGTGCCGATGACCGGCAGCTGTAGCTGGCGCATCTGCATAATGAGGTAGTCCTCGCCGACGTCCTCGGTGCGGCCCTGCGCCTCGCGCTGCTGCACGCGGCACTTGCCGCTGTACAGCTGCATGTAGGTCGGCGTGACTGCGCCGGTGCTCGCGTTGGTCGTCTCGCCGGTCCGGCGCCGGATAGTGCAGGTGTCTACCATGAGTGCTTCTGCGGCTGCTCTGCCTCGGGTGAGAGCTGTGGAGGCGGACATCAGTACTGCCCTGCCCCGCTGTAGGTGACGCCGCTGTAGGTGGGTGACGGGTATCCGGGTCGGATGGAGTGGGGTCCGCCGCGGCCGAGGAGTTTGCCGATGCGGTCGATTTCGGCGTCGGTGAGGTAGAGGGGTCCGGCGCTGTCGGCTGCATGGTTGACGTACTCGTAGTCGTCGATTTTTTCGGACTTGTGTCCGTTGGGGTTGTAGGCGAAAGCCTTGCCCAGCCGCAGCGCGATGCCCTTGAACGCAGTCACGTCGGTGAGCGCGTCGTACACGGCGGGCCGGACCAAGTTGCGGATCTCGACGGTGGCCAGCGCCAGGGCCAGTGCCGCCGCGTCATCGGACAGATCGGGCTTGTTCATGAACGTCCGCAGTTCCGCCGCGGTGAACAGCTCCGGTGGCATGCGTTTCCCCCCTCGCGTTGGGTCCGGGGCGGCACCGGAGGCTGGCCGCCCCGGGGTTTACTCGGCGGTGGGGATGCCCTGCTCGTCGAGGGCGGCGATGATGTCCTCGCGGGTGGCCGCGTCGTTGATTTCGGCGCCGTGGGCTGCTGCGTAGGCGGCCCATGCGTCGCGTCCGGATCCGGCGCCGCCGCGGGGCGGCACCTTCGGCCCGTCCGTGCGGCTGATGTCGGGCGGCGTCGGCGCCGGGCCGGGGGTGGCAGTGGATTCTGCCCGCACCTGCCGCGCGGGAGCCGTCGCTGCGGTCGGTGCGACTTCCCATGCCTTCGGGTTGGTGATGAGCGGGACAGCCCAGTCCGGGACGGTATCGCCCGGCCCGAACGACTCGGTCATGCCGGTCGGCTTGCCGTCGGCGTCTGGTATGGCGAGGTGGACGTAGGTGCGCAGTTTCGGCTTGTTGGCCATGGTCAGAACACCTCCGCGATGAACAGCTTGCGGGCGTCGTCCAAGATGGGCATTGCAACAGCATCGACGTACGTGAACTGGCGGTAGGGTGGGCCGATCTTCTCCACCACGCCGACGATGCCCGGCGCTTCTTCGAACGACATGTCGGAGTCGCCGGAGTCGACCAGTTCGAGAGCGGTGGCTGACACGCCCCAGGCGGTGTGGCCCAGGTCGTCGAGGTTGGCGGGCAGGAACAGCAGCCGATCTTCGGGCATGGTGCGGGTGGTGGTGCCGTCAACGTCGACCACCGCGTCGTATGGCCGGCCGAGCGGCGGCAGGCCCTCGGAGGCGAAGAGGTCGTTGAGTTCTTCGCGGTTGACGCGGGTCTTGCCCGACGTGGTGCCGACTGCCGCACCGATGATCTGTGTGTTGGTCTGCAACAGCCGTGTGGTGCGCTGGGAGGTGCGCATCTGGCCGGGTGCGGTCCCGTTGGTGGCCACCCAGGCGTCCAGCCAGGCCATCATGTCGGTGAGTGCCAGCGCGGCCGGGTTCGTCCATGCAGTCCCAGCGGTGACGAGGTGCGTCGCGGGGACGCCGAAGTCGGCCTCACCCCGGAAACCCTCTTCGTCGATGGTGAGTTTGCCGTCAGTGAGCGTGTCACCCCACGCCTGCTCCAGCCGGTTCTGAACCTCGCGGGTCAGGTTGGTGCTGTCGTTGTAGATGGATCGCGCCAGCGCCTGCTGGTTGGTGCCCGCGGTGCGGGCGAATTCCAGCTGAAGCCGCTCGTATTCGCCCATGCTCAGCGAACTGGACAGGGGGATCAGCGGGACACGCTTCTCACTGCCGGTGTCACGGGCCGAGACGTGGATACGCCCGTCCCACGACCGGTACCGGGCAGTGCGATTGGTGCGCACGATCTCGGCGAAGTCGACCGTGTTGGAGTCGTGATCCCTGCGGGGGAAGGAGTTCAGCCATTCCAGGCCGGCCGGCACGGGAACTTCCCGCACGAAGGCGGTCAGGGCGTCCGGTGGGACGGGGGCGTCGAAAAAGATAGCCATCAGTCAGTCGCTCCCGTCAGGCCACGAAGTGGATGTGCTTGAGGTCGGCCTGCCCGTTCGCGTCCAGCGTGAACGGCAGCTTGGACAGGGAGACCATGCCGTGGATGAGCATCGCGGCGCCGACGTCCTTGGTGTTGTCGGCCAGGTCCGGGACCTTGACCGCCGAGAACAGCAGCCCACGGGCAACCTCGAGTCCGCCCGCGCCCTCCGCGCCACCTGCGGTGGTGGTGGCCACGACAACGGTGCCGGTGCCACCGGTCGGGGTGGTGGTCATCGCCGGGACGTTGGTGTCGGCGTAGTTGCCGCCGAACGTCACCGTGAAGGGCCCGCTGGCGAGCGGGCCGCCGGTGACGGTGACGTCGCCCGGCGCGATGTTGGACAGTGCCTCCAGCGCCGCCTGCACGTCTGCGGCGGTGGCGTCATCGTCGATCGAGGCGGTGGTCTGCCCGTCGAAGGTGATCGTGAACGATGTCAGGCCGCTTCCGCCCTCGGTGAGGGTTTGCACCTCGTCGGTCACCGAATACGGCCCGTACAGCTCCGTGGCGGTGATCTGCGCGAGTGGGGTGCCGGACGGGATGTAGCCGTTGGGGTAGTGGATCGCCGCGGTGAACGCGGACACGTCAAGGGTAATGCTGGGCGTGGTGCCTGGCCCGGTTCCGTGGGAGCTGAGCAGCCATTGGCGGTTTTCCACCTGATAGCTGGTGCTCGTCACACCGATATACGTCATTGTTTATCTCTCTTCCAGAGGTTCATGATCAGGTGGCGCCGCCCGGCTTCTTGAACCGCTTCGCCGCCTCGGCCCGGCCGAGGTCTGCCGCCGACGTCTTCTCACCGGGGCGGGCGCCCTGCGCCGGGTCCGGGCGGACACCGCGCCGCGGCGGGTCGGCTTCCGGCGCCTTGCCGAACAGCGCGAGCAGCCGGTCCGCATGCGCGGCAAGCTCTTCGCGGGTCGTCCCACGCAGTTCTGCCGCCTGATCGGGTGTCAGCTTCTTCTCGCCCGCGATGTCCGCACGCAGCAGCGCCACAGCCTGGTCGGCGATGGTCTTGTCCTGCGCGGCCAGCCGCTCGTTGATGAGCTCGAACTCCGTCTTGCCCGGCGGCGTCTTGCCTCCAGTCAGTGCGGCGGCGAGCTGACGAACGGGCTCCAGCTCCTTCTCCAGCGCCTTGCGAGCTTCGCGCTCTTCCTTGAGCGCCTTGATCCCAGCGGGGCCAAGCGGCTCGTCGTCCGGGGTCGGCGGGACAGGGGGTGCCGGGTTGGGTGCCGGTGGGGCGGGCGGTGCATCGGGCGTGGTCATCGCGACCCTTCCGTGATTGGGCCAGGCGTCGCGCCTGGGAGTTCCTTCCGGCGTCGCGCCGGGAAGTCAGAGGATGTAGCCGTGGGCTTTGAGCAGCCGGATTGCTTCGCCGCGGTTGCCGTTGGCCAGTTCGTAGATCGACTCGGGCATGAGGCGTATGCGGCGTTTGCGAATGCCGGGGAGGGTGATGGCCTCGAAGGTGGTGAAGTGCTGCCGTCCGAAGACATTCGTGCGGGTCAGGCGACCACGTTCACGGCCGAAGCGAGCCGCTGCCCGCTCTTCCAGGGTTCGCCGTCCACCACCGGCGGGTGTCAACCCGACCGCGCCGCGCCGCGCGTTGACGACACGGAAGATGTCGGCACCATCGCGGATCGCCTCGGCACCAGCCTTCGTGAACACCTGATCCTGTTCCTTTTTGGACAGTGATCGAAAGAAGGCCATCGGGTCTACGCTCAGGTCGTCCGAATCGGACTCCTGGGCCGGAATATGTATGCAGTCGCAGCGCGGGTGCCGGTCGAAGCCTGCATTCCAGCGGTACCAGCGGCCGGCGAGGACGACGCAGCGCGAGCAGGTTTTACCGACGACCATGCGGACGTAGCCGTCCAATCCCGGGCGGGCAGTCAGCGCCACCTGGTCGGCGACGCGTCCGGCGTCCGCCACCTGCGTGCGGGTGATCATTTCCAGGGTGGCCAGACCGGTCGCCATGGCCATCCGCTCATCCACGCCGATCCGGAGGGCTCCGAGTGCCGAAATGGCCGCCTGAAACAACAGGCTGACCAAGTCGCGGCCATCCGAGGCGATCCCCGCCAGCGCGGCGGCACTCACCGCCCCTTCGGCCAGCGCCGACATGCCCCCGTAGGCCGCGGCGGTGTCCACATAAGCATCGGCGGCCTGAGCTGCGGCGTACTGTGCACCCGCGACTACGAAACTCAGTGGCTGCACCAGCAGCGCCCAGGATTGGGCTATCGCCGCGGTCTCGACCTGGCTCCATGCCTGCGCGGCCACCTGCGCCGTTGCTTCCGCGAGTTCGGCCCGCCACTGGTAGTGGCCGACGGCGAACTCAGGTGTCGTCGCCACCGCCGCCGCCCGCCGTTACCAACTCGCCACGGCGGGCGAGCGCGGCCAGCGGATCGCGGGCAGCCTCCGCCTCGTCCTCTTCCTCCATGCGCCGGATCTCTTCCGGGGCATAGCCGAGGTCGATTCGGGCCTGCTTGTTGGTGATGATGCCGGCCTGACGCTTCTTGACCACCGCATCGGCGGCCTGCGCCACAGTGGGCGTGGAGGCGTCGCGCCAGATGGTCTTCGCACGCAGGACCCGGCGGTCCCACTTCTCGCCGTCGCGGATCAGCAGCGCCAAAGCCATGACCCGGCGCCAATCCGAGCCCCAGCCGGTGTGTTTGCGCTCCACCCGCTTGACCATCCGCGCTTCGGATGAGCGGATCGCGTCAGCGGAGGCCGGGTTGTCGTGGGAGAAGCCGTAATGCGGCGGCAGCCCCGCGAGCTGGCCAGCGACCTCCGCGAGAAGCTTGATCGTGTTGTGAAAGACCGCCAGGTCCGATTCTGCGAACTGCCCGACCTCAACCTCGCCAGGCTTCTTGCCGTGTGCCCAGATCCGGCCCGCGATCTGTTCGAATGGCGAGATGTCGTTGCCTTCGCTGTCGACGAAGTCGTCCTTCGTCATGCCCAGCGCCCACCGGCGCGGCATGGCGTGGAATTCGCCGGAGACCATCATGTCGGTGGCCATCTTGTTCGCGGCGTCGGCGATGGAGATGACCGAACCGAACTCGGATTCGCCGTCCAGTTCGAGCATGCGCGCCCGGTTGATCAGCGGCACCACGGGCACCACGCCCAGGCGGTGCTCATCGACGTCGACGAGCATCCACTTGCGTGCCCACACGTAATGTCGGGTCGAGCCGCGGAGGTAGAGTGTCGCCCGGTTGACCTTCTGCGAGTCTTTCCACCGTTTCAGAGCCGCCATGGGCCGCCGGGTGCGCGGGTCGTCTTCGGTGATGCACTGGGTGGGATGCTCCACGGTGATCAGCGGCGAGTCGGTGGCCGTGTCGAGCGGGTCCGGCAGGTCTTCGAGATCGGCGGGATCTTCGCGAAGCTGGCCCCGGGCGCCCACAATTACGTAGGCGCGACCGAGGATGATCGATTCCAGGTGCGCTTGCTGGGATTGGCGGCTTAGATCGTTGTCCTGCCACACGCCCCACAGGTCCTCGTCGGACTCGTCGACGGTGACACCGTCCGATTTAGAGTTGGGAAACCGAAAGCCAGTCAGATCGAGGCGGGCCTCGTAGGCGTCGGCGACCATTTGCGGCCAGTTGATGACCACCTCGGCCAACCTGTCCCCGAACTCCTCCTTCAGCTCCAACGCCAAGAACCGAAGCGGCTGCTGGCCTTTGTAGTAGGCGTCCAGACGGCGCAGATGCCGCTGTTTGGCCAGCAGCTTGCCGTCCAGGTGGACCAGCATGTCTTCGGGGGACATCGCCACGTGCGACCCCCTAACGGCGGCTCCGGCTGCGGAAGACGACCATCTTCGAGCTGACCTCGGGCGGTGGCCAGGCGTTCGCCGCGGTCACGTCGCCAGCGGCTTCGTGGCAGAGGATGGACACCACGGCCATGTCGATCTTTCGGCCGTCGCCTGGTTTCACCAGGACGTACCGGTTGTTCGGCCGGTTCTGCTTCTTCGCGCTCGACACGTGCCGGGTGGTGATCTCGCAGCCGTCGTGGTGGAAGTTGCTGTCCGATTTCGTGACGTCGATGCGCTGCCGCTCGCAAGCGGCGTGCATCTGCACCAGCCGATGTGTCGCCCAGCGGATGACCCGCTTCTCACCGTACTTTTCGGCCCAGGCGTCGATCTCCGTGGCCCACTCGCGCGTGTCGGGGTACATGCGCACGACGATGAAGCGGCGGAACAGATCGTCGACGGCAGCGTTGACTTCCAGCCGCGGCACTTGCCCGCCGTGCTCGGACGGGTCCCAGATCATCGGCCGGCCGTCGGCGAAGGTGGGCGTGAACTGGTATCCGTCGCGGGTCTCCGCACGGATCCCGGTCCAGTCGTCCACGTCGGAGCCGTCGAATCCCAGCACGACAGCCGTACGGTCGGGTACCGGGGTCGGCTTCCTACGGAGGTCCCACTGTTCCCGTGAGCACCACGTCCCCAAGCCGGCCACGATCCGGTTGCCGTAGAACCGCTCCGCCTGCCCGGGGTCTTTCTCCATCAGCTCGGCGGCTTCGGCCTCGATGCCGTGCCGGTCGGCGTGCGGCGAGCCCACGTAGTTGTAGGCGTGAATCCGTGCCCGCTCGGCCTTCACCGTGTACTTCAAGCCCGCGGGAGGCGGCTCGTAGAACTTGAAAATGTCCGGGCGTCGCGACTCGTGGGTCCGCTGTGCCACCGACTGCTCCGACGGGTCGTAGCAGTTTGTCGTCTCGATGCTTCGTCCGCCCATCGCAGCGGCACCGCGGCGCATCGTCTCGGCGACCTTGATGAGCTTGTTAGTAGCCGTGTACAGGCCGGTTTCGTCCTGCAAGCAGAAGGTGAGTGGCTGACCCAGCCGGCTTTGCGCCGACGCTGTGACGACGTCGATCCGGCTCGAGTCGGGGTCGTCGTCCTCGCTGAGGATCCGGATGAATCCCTCGCGGACCTTCATCCGGTCTTTCAGCCGTGGACCGCGGGCCATGCCCTTCAGGTGCCTGTAGACGTTGTCGACCTGATCCTCGGACGTGGCCAGGAGCTGAATCAGCGGCGTCGCCCACGGATGACCCATAGGTTCGCCGGGCTGGTAGTCGTAGACCCACCCGCAGCCACAGTCGTAGTCGGCGCAGGCGAACTGGTCGCCTTCTTTTGCCCAGTCCAGGAACAGCACCGGGCCGACGGCTTCGGCGCACACAATCGCAGCCGACCACGGGCCCTTGCCCGTCTTCTGCGGAGCGATGACCTGCGACCGTCGATTGTGGAACGCCGCCGAGCGGATCGGCATCGCATCCGGATCGCCCGCCAGAAACGCCGGGTCCTGCCGGGCGCCGACCTTGATTCGGTAGTGGTTGGCGGTGCCCCACAGCTGCCAGTCGTACATCCGGAACGGACGGCCCTTGCGGAAGCCGTCGGCGATGATGCAGTGCCGCTGGATCCACGCGGGAACGACCCAGAGCGTCGGGAAGTCGACGACGTACTGTCTAGCCTCCAGCCGCATGGGGGACGACCATCAGGCGTCGGCGCACATCATCGCCCGACTCTTCTTCGGTCGGCTCCTTCGCCGTGCCGCGCTTCTGTGCCACCTCGTCAACGGCGATCGCCCAGCCGTTTTCCTTCAAGCCAGCTGGCGTCAGCCCCAGCTGGTCCCGGTACCGGTGCAGCTGCGCCACGAGGGCAGCTGATGCCGACGGATCCAGCTCGACGACGGTCTTCAGCCGGCAGTACTCGGCGACGATCGGCCACCGCCACGACTGCATTGACCACGCGCAAGCCTGCGGCGTCTTCCACGCCTCCGCCCACACCTCGGACTCACGGTCGCGAAACGACTCGCTGGACTGCTTGTCCTGCTCCTTGACCTTGAAGCGCTCCCGGCCGGAGCCTTCCCAGTACTCGGAGAACAGCACGATCGGTTCCAGCGGGAACCCGGGGGGGTTGCGCTTGTAGCCTTCGCTCGGCAGCGCGGTCAGCGTGAAATTGCGCCGGTCAGAGCGGCCGGAATCCGGGTCGGGCCGCGGGCCGGACCGGTTGCGGGCACCTCCACGAGGCATGTCCATCACTCCTCAGCCGCATCGCGCGGCGTTGGGCTTGAAGGCCGTCACATCGCGTGACGTCCGGAAGATCAATCGGAAGATCTGAACCCTCCGCGCTAGGGAGCACCC